AGTTTTCATCAGAGTTATCGGGGTTGGCGATATCAAAACTTTGCTGTTCATGCCTAATTATATCATGGAGAGAGCCTTCTTCGCTAACCTTGAAATTTTCTACCCTAAAATTAAGGAAATTATTTACGAATCTTTCACTTACAACTTCATTACCGTTGACATTCTCCGTAGTGGTCCGACGAACCAAGTCTTGGTGGCCCGCCGCGTCTTTACCTTGGAAACGGGTTTTAAGGGGAATTAATTTATGAGTTCCAAAACGCGGTCCGTCCATAGCGATTTCATCTAAAGTTTTACGTCTGAAAATAGCCACAAAAGTAGCAAACCATTGAAGCCTATCTGATAAAGAGATAGCCGAACTGTCATCAACCAAATTACTTGAATTACGATTGTGAGTTTCGCCTGAACGATTCATTTGCATAGCTGTGATAAGAGGCGCTTTTATTTCCTCCGCTACTCTTTTGAGTTTATCAATTTTCTCTCCTATAGCTTGATGCTCTGCCCAATTGTTTCCCACTCTTTCCCCTGTTAGTTTTACATAGTCGTAAGCTATTACGCATTTTTGGTCACGACCTACATGTTTCATGTGCCATCGTCGAATCAAAGCGCAAACTTCATCTACTGTTTTGTTTCTAACGTGGTAGTGGTAATATTGATGCTTCTTAAAGTCTTGAAAGTACTCCCTAACTTTATCGCACATGTCGCTATTGTTGCGCCAGTTGCCTGTTTCTAGAAACCACAAAGGAACCCCTGTGCGAGATGCTGCCATACGAAACTGAATTTCTTGAGTGGTCATCTCTGTATCTAGAACAAGCACGGGAACATTGTTTCTCATCGCGGCCCCTACGCACAGATCGTTAATGAAGGTCGTTTTACCTTGAGCCGGGCGAGAAACAATTGCATAAATATTGCCGTCCCTTAGACCTCCGTATAAACGGTTAAATTCATCATAGGTAGTGGCTAGTCCCGTGTCGTCTACAGGGTTGTCACCGCGTTCTTCTATATTTTCTTCAAGATTGTCGAAAACATTTTGGGGGTCATCGTCAAAACTGTAAGAAGAAACCTTCTCGCCGTAAATGGCATCGGTGGAAGCTATTATTTCATCTATGTTACCGGTAGATTTTTTGGAAACGTGCTCTTTAATTTTGTCCGCAGTTTCTACTAAATCTCTTCTGACTCGGGTTTTTAAAAGTTCTTTGCAGGATTCTATTACCCCCTCTCTGGTGATAGAGGTAAAATTTAACGTATTGATATAGTCAAAAATATCAATGTCGTCTTTAGACGATATGCCAAGATTGGCTAATTTGTTAGCTACTAATACCCTGTCTACCTTCTCGTTGTTAAGGATAGACTCTCTTATAACGCAGTAAATAGTTTGATGGATATTGTTATAGAAGTCTTCCGCACTAAGGAAAGAATCTATCTCGGCTAATACATCGGGATGCTTAAGAAGCCCTCCCAGAACGTGGACTTCTACTTGATTAGAGAATATGGGCATCTACTATTTATATACCCGGTCTACTTTAAAGAAGTAATCGAACAGGTTGTCTGGAGCCTGCAAGCCCCCGATGGCCGTATATACAGCCATGCCCTTTTTAGCTCCCGCATAAATACCGCGGTGAACAGTGGAGTTGGACCCCATCATTCGACTGAGCTGCTCGAAACCATGCTCTAGACTGGACTGAGGGATAGTGTCCAAAGATTCCTTATCTCCAATAATGATACAAGCTGCTACGTTACCTGTGGAGACATCTACTCCTGCGAGAATGTTCTTGCGAAGGTTGTCTCTCACGGCGTAAGAAATACCCGTTTCACTGAGGTCTTTGACGGGCGTTGCCCCAAACATGATAACGCCAGATGAAAATATAGTATCCAAATCAGCCTTGTCAAATGTCGTATAGGCAGATTCTTGCGCTGAGATTTTGTTAAATAGATGAAAGATAGAACAGATACTATTATTTGCTGTGCTCCAAAATTGATTAACACTCAACTTAGGGTAAAGCTGTTTAATTTTCTCGTTATCAAGGATAATAAGGGGAGATACTACTCCTGCCTTTTCTAGCTCTGTTACTTTGAGAACGGTTTTTTTGGAATTCTCCTGAACCTTAACGCCTTCTCCTCGAGTGGGGAGAGCTAATACACAACCAACCTTTGCGTCTGTGTCTTTAGTTTCTTTACCAAGGGATTGGTTGAGGTCGTGGCATATTTCTAAAACACGAGCTACTCCACCTGCCCCGGTTCCTCCACCGGCACCAGCGCAAACTAAAACTCTTTCATAACCTGCCCCAAAAGTTTTCTTCAGGAAGTCGAGGATATCTTCATAACGAGTCCTAAATACTTCATCCGCTGCGTCAGGGTTCTTGCCAGCTCCCCCTTCTCCAATAAGTAGTTTATTCTCATCCGGGATATTTATTAAAGAGAGATCTTGTTGGGCGGTATTTATAACCCCGACACGTCGATACCCTAAGTTCCAAAAAGACTCGGCTAAGCGAGATCCTCCTTGACCAACGCCTACTATTGCAAAATTAAAAGCTGCATCATCAAACGTGTCCTTAACTCCGTCCTCAATAGGTTCATCATCCGGCAACGGAATATCAGGTAAATCTATACCTAAATCTACTACCCCTTTCCCCGCACTAACGATGTCTTGAGGAGCATCAGTCGCTACCATCTCTGGTACCGAAGGCTCAGGGTTAGATTGTGGAGCCGGTGTTCCCGGCGCTTCTCCTGCTACTAGAGATTGTGGAACCTCTTCGGGATAATATTGGTTTATATTTGTATCACTCATTTTCGTCGAATCCTTCTTCCTCTTCTTCCTCGTTAAAAGCCTTATCTATATTTTTGGAGAAACTATTACTATTCATTCCTTCCATAGCCTCTGACCAATGACTGACCAGATATTGCAGGGACATAGCGTTTCTTTCGTCCTCTGCCTTAGAATATACTTGAGGGTTGCCATCCTCGTCAAAGTTAAAAAGCATGAAGCCACCGCATGACCATTCGCTTATTTGGTCTAATATAATATCGGGGATTCTGCTGGTGTCCGTTACTTTCATACTGTTCATTACACTATTTTAAATACTTATCTCGAATTTCTCTTCAATATAAGCCTTAGACAATGAGGATAAATCTTCCTGCACTATCTCTAAAATTTTAAATTTATTATTTTCTAGCCACGTTCTCTTCTCGTAGTCTCGGGTAATGGAGCGCAGGTAGTTGGCTCGAGAGTTGTTATGAAAGAACTTATTAAATTGATCGTGTTGAGCGCCTTGCACTTCCACTGCGATCCTTTTGGTCATATTGATAAGATCTACTTTCATCCTAGTTCCGTAAACAGGAAACTCTTCATAGCAAATTTGTCCATACCAGTACTTTTTGAAGAACTGCTTAACCTCAAACTGAAAATTTGACCTACATTCACCATCCCATTTTATCCTATATTTTGTGATGCTTTTATTTACTAATCTTCCTTTAATGTCGTACAGCTTCACTTTTAAATAGTAAGAGCATTGCGAAACTTTTTAAATAAATACCCAGTGACTTCCGGGCTTTTCTCTAAATATTTAACGAAATTGTCTTTACCTTGGTGCTTTGATTCCATTTCTATGTCGTGAGACTTTAACTCTTCGATTACAGAGTCCGCCACGATTATCCATGCCCCTTTACTTTCTAGCATCTCCCACTGGGTCATGAAGCCGTAAACTTCATATTCTACCCATATACTCTTTCCGTTTTTTCTGCCATATTTGATAGGGTATCGCACGGTTTCTCCCGTTCTTTCATTAGCTGTTTTACGGAAAGTAACCTTGCACATATGGCCTTCAGGTTTATCTGCTTTTGCCGGAATTAAATCTCCTCCGTATCTAGGTTGAAACTCTAAGATCCAATCTGAATAATGGAGCAGCGCGTTTCCTCCAGATGCGTTGGTAAGTTTAGGGTCAGTCTTTTCGTACTGATTTACGCTAACTTTACTTCTCACCTGAGATATCATAAAACAAATATGACCTTTAGTGGAAAGTCCTAAAGCCATCTTTTTTAAAAAATTTGAACTTAATACGGACCCCCCTGCTACCTTGTCAGACTCCTCGAAGGAACGGTCTAAATCCTTTTTAGGAACCATGGCATCCATGGAGTCAACAATAAAAAAATATTTACACTCAGTCGGGTTATTCATAATCAACTCCCTCATGAGCTGAAGAACGCTTTCAAAAATATTACTTTTATAAACGAACCATTTTTCGCTAGAAGTGTCTACTCCTGAGCGTTCGATCATTTCCGGAGACAGCCTTCCTTCAGATTTTATATAAACCGCCATGCCGTTATCTACTGATTGTTGGAAACTGCGGGCGAAAGATAAAGCGCATGAAGTTTTCCCACCTTCCGAAACACCAGAAGCCCTAATGATTCCGGGGCGAATGCCACCCGACATCTCGTTATCTAGAAGAAGGCTACCGCTGGAAACAATATAGTGAGGCTCTTTCTCAAAATTAAAATGTTCATCTTTGTGGTCTTTAAGATAGCTTTGTATCTGGTCCACGGGATTGAACGTATCCGTAGTCTTCTTTTCAGTTGTTTTCTTTTTTGCTGCCATTATTTAAAAAATCCCTTAATGTCGTCGGTTTCCTTTTGAAGGTTTTATCCTCGCCGAATTTGACCGCTGCTATATTATGGGTAGTAGGGGGAGCTAAGTCAAGGGAAAATTTAGCGAACTCCACTTTAAGGTACTCTTTTCCTGCTGGGCAAAGATACCAAGCGAGCGTTTCCGTGGGAAAAGCCGGGGGAAGTGCCCTCCAAAAAATTTCAAGACTGTAGATTTCTATCATTTTTTTAGCTAAACCCAGTTCCCTGATTGCCGCTCCTTTATTGTTCCATATTGTCTTCGGGTGTTTTAAAAATTTATTTATTATAAATTGATTTAAATTAACAGGATTCTGCGTCGAAGCACTCTTCCGGCACTTAGGGGAACAATACTTTTTTTGATGCGGCGAGGAAAACTCCTCCTCGCAATGAGCGCAGGAGTATTTTTTCTTATTCTTCTTTTTTATCGCCACGGATTAATTATGGCTTTAATGGGGTGCTGAAGCAACCTTTAAATTAGTATAGATGGTGTGAAATACTACTAGAGTATAAACATTTTGAAATACTTAACTAAAAGGCCTCGATATCGTTCTTTACCATTCTAGAGACTAAATCCTGAAAAGAATACTTAGGTTTCCACCCGAGTTGCTCTCGTATGGGATTAGAGTCGCCGTGGAGAATCATGACTTCGGCGGGGCGGTAAAACTCTTCACTTATAGCTGCTAGAGTTTTAATCTCAGCTCCTCCCATGTCTATTTCTTGACACACAAAAGTTTCATCCATTCCTTCGCCGAACCATTTTCCATTTATGCCGACGCATTTAAATGCTAAGTCAACAAATTCCCGAATAGAATGGGTTTCATTGCTAGATAAAATATATTCTTCAGGGACGTCTTGGTTGATCATCAGCCATATCCCTTCCATGAAATCTTCGGAGTCAGACCAGTCCCGCTTAGAGTCTACGTTTCCAAGTAGGAGAGGACTGAACTCCTTGCCTTGGTTGATTGCCGACTTAATTGCGGCAACTCCCTTCGTAATCTTTCGGGTAACAAACTCTTCCCCTCTCCTGACGCCTTCATGGTTAAAAAGAATGCCGTGAACTGCAAAAATATCATAAGATTCACGGTAGACTTTAGTTAAAAAACGAGAAGCTACTTTAGAAACCCCGTAAGGACTCCTAGGTTTTGGTGGGTGAGCTTTGTCTTGGGGGCTATAATCTACGTCGCCCATTTCCTCTGAACTTCCGGCACTGTAGAACCTGCACTTAGGTTGAAATCTCCTAATAGATTCTAAACATCTTAAAGTTCCTAAGGCATTAGTATCCATCACATGCTCAGGCATGTCCCAACTGCACCCTACAAACGAATTGGCAGCGAAGTTAATAAAGTAATCTGGCTGAATCTCTTGTACAAGTCTATCCAAAGAGCCTCCATCCGTAAGGTCTCCATAAACTAACTGAAACCTCTCGTTGTTCAGGAAAGATTCACAATTGGAGAGATTTATATTAGAAGATCTTCTGGTCATCCCGTAAACAAGATGGTCAGTCTCTTTCAAAAGGTAATCTACCATATTTGGGCCATCTTGGCCAGTTACTCCTGTAATAAGAACTTTTTTCTTCATTTTAGTATTGTAATTTTATTAGATTCACTGTTTTTATAATCTTCTATAACCTCTTTTACAAAAGGAGCTAGATTAGAAGGGACTTCATTTAGGGGGAAAAATTTTACATTTAAACTCTCGTCACTCTTTTTAATGTTAAAGGAAGTGGGAGTAGCTAACAAATAAATATCTATAACCTGTTGAGCTTTCTTATCGCCCGAGTAATGCCTTATTGTGCCGTATTGAGGGTCAGAATAAATCCCAAAAACTCCCTCTACTTCTATATCAACATTAGTTTCCTCTTTCGTTTCTCTTATTGCTGTCTGGCTTATGTTTTCTCCGGGCTCTAGTCGGCCTCCGGGGCATCCCCACAGAGAACAATCTTCCCTTTCTTCCAGTAAGATCTTGTCGTTATAAATAACTAAAGCTCCTATACCCACTTTTACCTCACTGTCTGGTGGAGCTTCTTTTAAAAAAAAAAGTTTATCACTCATGGTTCTTTTTGTACCAATTATAGGTTAGTTCAAGCCCTTCTTCTAGGGAATATTTATGGGTCCATCCTAACTTGTTCATCCGTGAGTTGTCCCCTACTCGCCGCAAAACTCCATCAGGCTTATCTGTTTGGAAAGTTATATCTCCTTGGTAATCAACGACTTGAGCAATTTTTTTAGCTAAATCTTCTATCGACCATTCCTCTCCGGTTCCGACATTTAGATGCGTCGCTCCGTTGCCGTAAACATCACTGGCTGTAATATTTTCTACGGCGAAAGCGCATGCGTCGGCCAAATCATCGACATACTGAAACTCTCTTTTAGCTTTTCCTGTCCCCCATACTTCTACTGATTCGGTGTTGTTAATCTTGGCTTCGTGAAACTTTCTCAGCAGAGCGGGTAAAACATGAGAGTTTTCCAAATGAAAATTGTCTCCGGGGCCATATTGATTTGTTGGCATAAGAGAAAAGAAATCACACCCATGCTGGCGGTAATAGCTTTGACACATTTTTATTCCTGCTATCTTAGAAACTGCATAAGGCTCATTAGTTGGTTCCAGAGGAGAGGTTAGTAAATATTCTTCTTTTATCGGTTGTTCTGCAAATTTCGGATAAATGCAAATGCTGCCTAAGAAAATTAATTTTTTAACCCCATGTTTGTAAGCGTTATGAATTATGTTATTTTGAATCTGGAGGTTTTGATAAATGAAATCAGCGGGATAAGCATTATTGGCGTGAATGCCCCCTACTTTTGCTGCTGCATCAATAACTATATCTGGTTTATGGGCTTCAAAAAATAAGTCAGTCATTTTCTGATCCATTAAGTCTAAACTGTTTCTGTCAGCAAAAAGAAGAGATACGTCTTCATTATCGAGCCTTCGCTTGACGGCCGATCCGACTAGTCCGTTATGTCCGGCTATGAATATTTTCATTTATTTAATAAAGTTTTCTTAACTGTTTGTTCATCTTGGAAAGGGGGGGTTGTATTGAGCCGCTATCCAGTATCTGATTCATTTCTTAATATTTTGCAAAACTCCTCTTTATTTCTAATCTTTTTGGAAGATATTTAATGAGCCCACCAAAACATCAGCAATTTCTTGATTCATACAGCGGTACTGCTAACTAAATCTTCTAGTTTTTTTAGATCTACTTTCCACGGAGAATTCATCCCCCCTGCGATAGACAGAGAGTTTTTATCTATTATAACATCTTTTTGACGGCCCGCGAATTCGGTGTCGTCAAAATGATATAATTCAGTATGAGTCATAGCATGCTCCAGCCTTTTATTAACCTCAAAAAATTCAGGGCTATTAATGGAGATGACCTTAGTATCTGGGCCGCAGAAAAGAACGTTAGACATTCCCCCTCCACTAGCCCCAGCTACTACTTTAGCATGACGGAAAGCCCCTACTTTCTCTTTCATAGTTAAGTTTTCGCAGAATATTTCTTTAAATCCATATTTTTTAAAAATATCAACGACTTGATCTTCATTTACGCATTTTCTCTTTTGGGTATAATCTGTTCCGATGTTTGAGCTATGTGGTTGAGTCCACGTCCGGCGAGAAACATAAATTTTTTCCTCTACTCCTTCAGAGCCTTTTATTTGCCCGAGAACTTCATAAAGCCCTTTATGGGGAGGACCTAGAGAAAGTCGGTTATGAGTGAGGGAAGATCCTATGAGTATCTTCTTGTAACAAGTATAAGGGCCTAAAAAGATAAGATCGCTTTTGTGGATTCCTAATAGCTCTAAAGACTCATAAACAAACGGGTATAAATCCTTTTCTCCTTCAGGGGGGCTAACGAGAAGTTTTAGGGAAGGGTCCTTTTGTTTTTCTAGAAAATAAACGTACAGGTAAGGAAGTGTGTCATATATCCAGTGAAAATAATTGGCGCAATTATAAACAAAGTAAAAGACATTATTCTCTTCTAGCGTCTTTATTTGGGGCTGCTTAGGTTCAAACTCCATTGTTTCTTCATAAACGGTGCCCCTGCCTAAAGACATAAATCTTTCAATGGTCGGAAGTATTAACTCCTCCTCTTTTCTTAATAAGGGTTGGGGGTAATGGGTATTATACCCATCAATCGTGCATCCCAAAAAAGATCCAAGTTTTATATTTCTATCAGGACAAATAGTTTCAATGTCCCCAAGTTTTGATTCATCCCAGTATTGGATTTTCATTTTTGTTTTTGTTCCATTCTTCAGGCGTCCCCCAACAATAATAATTATCTACTTCAAACATATTAACTTTTAATTCCGTGATAGTGTTAAATATATTATCAATATAATACTCTCCATTGCTACGAATCTTTTTTTTGTAAATTACTTTTGCAGCATTAATAAAATCTGACGCTCGGGAAAAATAAAAAGTTCCAACAATAGCGTGGTTATTATAAGGATCATCAAAAACACTCTTTTTAACATGAGTCTTTAATAAAGTGTCGCCATCTACTTCCAGCCAACTATAGGAGGATGGATTAGATGCAAAGGATTCATTACGTATGGTTGACCAAACTATAATATCTGCATCCCGTTTTACTTTCTCAAATTTAGGCCTAGACCATTCTAGCCCATAATCACAACAGCTAATTATAATAGGGTCGTCATTCTTTATAGATGACTTTTCTATACCTATTTGAGCGGAGCAAGCTTGCCCTTCAGTGGTTTCATCTACGGTTACAAACTCGCAGTTTGGGTAGTGAATCCTTAATAGCTCATCTATTTGATATTTTTTTAAATGTTCGCTCCTGCAAACAAACACATATTTTTCAAAAGTCGGCAAACAGTTTACTGCTTTAATTATCATTGGGTCACCCCCGACTTCTAGCAAAGGTTTGGGAACCTCTTCCCCTGCTTGGCTAAACCTTTTTCCGTCACCGGCCAGTGTTATAAGTCCCGTCATCCTTTCATATCAGCCACATAATCTGAGCATACGCCCCAAATTTGTTTTTTGGGAAAATGATTAGATACGTCTTCTCGGGTCAATAAAGGGATAATACTTTTACAATTAATTTCCTCTAGGCAATGAGCCCAAATAATTCCATCTATCACAATACCATGTGAATTGCGGCAGTTATGAACGAGGGAATACTTATCGTTTTCATGAAAAAAAACTGCCAACTCTTTATCGCGGTTAAGATGGTGAAAAGTAAGAGCACTAAAAGCGTTGAAGTTCTTAGCATGAACTACTAGTTTACTCCTTCTTTCCTCTAGCCATTCATAGGGAATCTCTGCACTGGGAGCGTCGTGGCCGAGAAAAAATTTTTTATCATTTCTCCAAATATCCACTTCCACAGAAAAACCAGCAGATAGAGCCTCGTCTATATACGCAGGGGTATTCTCCAGCTCTGGATTTTTTCCGTTTAAATTTCCACGATGCGAGTAAAGAATCATAATTTTATAAGCGGTGGTAATCCGTCCAATAATTATAGCACTTTAAAAGGTCTTTTTCGGATTTTATTTGCCCTTTGGTCAAGATACTGGCCCAAGCCTCGAAGTTTTCAACTTCTTCAGGGGTACCCATCACTGTCGCGAAAGGCGTATCATAATAACCAACTTTCAACCCGTCTTGGATAAGTAAATTATAAACGAGAGTAACATAATATTCCCCATTGTAATTTATATTTTTTTCCATTGTTAGATCAAAATATTTCTTAATATAAGAGCCTTTCTTAAAGTAATAAGTCCCAGTAGAAGCGTGTTCGTTCATTGGGTTATCTGTATAGCATTCTTTTTCTTTTATTTCCGTCACTATCCCATCCTGATCTTTCATGAATGCCATTTTAGTATTGTTTAAGGTATGGGGGTGGAATCCGGTATGAGAAAGTACACATCCATCTAAATTATTATGGCGAACATGAGCCTCAAACTCTTCTCGGTTCCATATGTAGGGGTTGTCACAGTAAGATACGATTACCTCTTCATCGTCTTCTATCAGGTCGTAAACTTTCTGCACTGTGTAAACAGGGCCAAGTTTATGCATAGGCATTGAAACAATTGTAGATCGAGGAGCTAATCGCTTTAAAACATTTTCTATATTTGTTTCTTCTAGATGCTTTTGATTGCAAATAAATACAAGTTCATCCTGTTCATTAAACATATCGAGGATATATTCAATAATCATCTTACCATTAACTTCTATTAATGGTTTTGGATCGGTGTATCCGGCAGTCATGAATCGGGAACCAATCCCTGCCATAGGTATGATAATTTTCATCTTTATTCAATACTTATCCACTCGTCTTTGTATTCAAAGGTTCTGTCTCTCTTAGACCATTGAGGGGTTCCTAGAACAATATCTGCTCCAGATTGGTAAAGCTGTTTTTTGAAGTTAAAGGGGGCTAATGATATTTTTTTACGAGATAAAGTATTGTCTATAACCTGATGAGGGTTTATTACGTTAAAGTTTACCCCTTCAGTAGAAAACATTTTCATTGCTACTTGAGGAGAGCATAAGGCAATGTTATCAAAAGTCCCCCACTCAAGCGACGGGGCGTAGTAAGTGTCTTGTTTTATTTCTTCTGGTATTTCAATTTCGAGCAGCTCGCAATCGATTCTATGTCTTAATACAACCTTATAATCTAAAAAATTATCTACGTGAGAGATAAGCAGTTCAATACTCTTAAACATTCGATAATTATTCCCGCTCTGACCCCCTTGCGCTGCAGTTATGGGATCGATTAGATAAAAACTAACATCTAGGGATGATCGGTTGAGCTGTTTTTCTAGCTCTTCTGCTTCAGGACTGCGATATGTTAGAATGTATACATCACAATTAACCGCGCCAACAGTTTCGATAGTGTTTTTAATATTCTTAAAAACTCTGTCGGTGTCGGGTCGCACAACTCCAGTTATCAGAACGCAGATGTTTTTCATTTTAGCCTGATTCATTTCTTAATATTTTGTAAAACTCCTCTTTATTTCTGATGTATTCGTCTTCATTGAAGTTTTCGGAGCAAAAACATAATAAAATAGTATCTTCCTCTTCATAAGTCTGTTCCGACCAAACTAATTTATCTAGAAAAAAACATTCGTTAGGCAGTAAGGTCTCTTTATTAAAAACTCCTTCCACGGCCTCATTGTTTAAAGTTATTTTTCCCTTAAGACATATAAGAACTTGACTTTCTTCGCGGTGGGCGTGGTATCCCCGGGTTTCTCCTTTGCCTACGCCGCTTACCACAAAAAACCTTTTAGGGCTAAAGGGAAAGTTTTGAAATTCTTGAACAACGAGTTGTCCTTTTGGTGATTTATTAACTTTGAGGGGTTTCATTTTTTTAAAGATGCTGGAGGGGGAGTTCCGTAAGATTTTTTTTGCTCTTCTATTAATTTGTTTAAGTGTTTTTTTGCGGGACCTTGTAGGTGTAACCCGTTGAAAAGGATGAAGTCGCCCAGAACTTGATGGTAGCAATAAGGTTTGCCGTCATAAAATTTTACATCTTTGTGCTCGCCAGTGTGGTTGTAGACACCATCGTCTACATTAAAGTTGTGATCGTAAGCCGTTCCTCCGATTACGTGCATCATTTCCCCAATACGACATGGTCCTCCGCCATCATCCGCATTATAGTGAAAGGCTTCGAGCAGTGTCATGTCACACACCCCTCCATTAAGGCCAAAATTTAAACGGGTGAGGTAAACGTTTTTCATTTTAGCGAATTCGTAAGAATTTTTGTTTTGATAATGATTAAATACGAAATCACAAAACTTTTTCAAAGATTTTTGGGTTATAAAAGAAGAGGCCCCACACGAACGATGGACTAACGTCATTTCAAATTGGCTGTATTTGCGTTTGTACTCTTCCGTCACGTCTGTATAAATCATAACGTCCGTATCCGAATGAAAAACAATAGGGAGGTCATTCTTTTCCATAAAATCCAAAAGTATAAACCATCGAAGAAAACAGATTAGTTCTATCTGAGCGTCGTTTGTGCTTAAGTTTTCATAATTCTTTTGAAAGGCGTTTACTGTTTCGGGCCAATAGTCTTTCAGGTGAGCATAAGAAAAGTTTTTATCTTCGATTTGAAGCTCTTCGTTAGAAATGAGACGTACCTCGTTTCCCGTTCGGAGGGCCTGCTCGCTGGTCGCCTTGAATATACCGTCACGAAAAGGTTCCACATGATTAGAGGGGCGATTGAAATGTATAAAAACAACAGGGATATTTTTCATTTAAGTTTCATGTAACAAATCCAAGTATAACTGCCGATTTCAGAATCGGTTTCAAATAAGGGATAATCACCGGTTTCACTACAGATAGAAGGAGGGGTCTCGTAGTCAGCCCAAGGATTTCCCCATCGAGTTTTTTCTTTACTAAAAATAGGGGGGAATTCTACGTATTCCTCTACCGTCCTTTCAAAGAGCATTTCTTCTTCTGGCTGAACGGTGTGAAAACTTTTTTGACCATTTGCGTCTAAAACATAAGGTCCTCCAGCTCTTATTTTCTTGGGGGAGAGGCAGTCCCCTTGGTTAGACGGGTAGTTGTCCTCACATACGATATGTTTGAAGGGGGAGTTTTTCAGGAAGACGAGTCTCTCTGCGAAGTTTTGGTGGTCGTCCAGAAAAACTAGAGCATCTTCCGGTCTAATCTTAGGGTTATCATTAAATACGGTATCCCAATTTATGTTCTTAATATCGTTTTGAACGTAATTCACCTCTGGGTCTTTATAGACTAAATTGCCAAAGTCTACATCAAAGGAAAGAATATTAACTTGAGGCAACGCTTGTTTCATTAGCCATGTACCCTGTCCTTTCCATACGCCGCTCTCTACTATTAATAAGGGTTTAAGTTTTCTTAAAAGGTTAAAAGTGGCAAAAAGGTGGGGCGACTTCATTCCTCCTTCATTGTCGTCTATAGGACGTCTCTCGTAAAGATCGTGAAACTCTTTTAGATATTTAGTATAATCTATCTCCATGATTAAGATCTAAAGCTATTTATTGCATTTATTATATGCTCTACTTGAGCGTTTGACAAAAAAGGATGCATAGGCAAGCTTAAAAGCTTGTCAGCAAACTCATCGGTATTGGTGGGTGGCCCCGAAAAATACTCGGCACGATCTTTCAGGCCTTCAAAAGGGGCGCTTTTGTAGGGGGGAATGGGGTAATGAATCAGGGTTGGAACTTTACGTTCGTTTAAGTGATTTTGTATAGCTTCCCTTTCGTCAACTAGAAGGGGGTATATGTGGTAAGAATTACGCGTAACATGGGGAGCGTTTTTTGGAGTAACTACGTAGGATGAGTTGATTCCTTCGGCGTATTTGTTGGCAATCTCCTTTCTTTTCAAATTCCATCTATCAAGGTGAGGAAGTTTATGTTTTAAAAAAACGGCCTGAATGGGATCTAAACGATTATTCCATCCTATATCATTATTGTGGTATTTTTTAGGTGACCCATAATTTCTTAACTCACAAATCTTTTTGTAATAATCCGGGTTATCTGTTGTTATGATTCCCGCGTCTCCCATCGCCCCTAGGTTCTTACCGGGATACAGGGAATAAACGCATAAATCAGCGTAAGACCCGACCATTTCGTCATCACTTAATGCTCCATGCGCTTGGGAAGCGTCTTCTACGATTTTACAATTATATTTATCAGCTAAACATTTGAGTTTTTGTATGTGAACGGGGTGCCCGTAAAGATGAACCGCCAGTATAATACAATTATTATACTTTTTCCGCCACCGCTTCAAATGCTTTTCTACCTTATCTAAGTCGAGCTGAAAGAAATTATCACAATCGATTAAAGATATATCAAAGTTACCCTGCGTTTGGTGAGCCACTCCTAATACATCTGCAATGTAGCCGTTAGCTGGCATAATAACGTCAGTAGAATCCTTGTAAAATTCAAACGATTGGATTGCTAATTTAAGACCATCTGTACCGTTGGATACACCGGCCGCATATTTACGCCCAGTATAGCAAGCGAACGCCTCCTCGAACTCCTCAAGAGCCTCCCCTCCTATATACATTCCAGAGTCTAATAATTTTTCAAGCGAAGGAGCGCAGTTGTCCTTGATTTCTTTCCACTGACTGGCTAAATCATTAAATAGTATCTTCATTATATTACCAATAGCATCCGTTTTCTACGAGAGATTGATTTTCTGGAGTTTCTTCTTTTGACGGGCGAATCCAGCTGTCATTAATAAACTTAGATATATCCTCGTGATCATCCCATCTGGCGCCCTTTATTCCGAATAAAATTTGCGTGCCTCCTCCCATGTGAATCCCCGAAATCCCCTTTGTTTTTAATTTATGAATAAGGGGCAGTGCAAAAGCCCCCGCTCCCACAATCACAATATCGGGATCAAAATCGACACATTTATTATATAGGTCGTCTAACGCCTCAAACCAATCACTATACTCACTCTTTCTCATGCTGTGAAAAGGAGATTTCACCACGGAAAGGTTGAAGGCGGGAAGAGTATTTTTACTTCCCCACACCTTATCTCTTCGCTCGTACTGAGACAAGACGCTTTTATCAAATGGAGTCACAACAGTAACAGACTTGCCTTCTAGGGCCGTACTCCATCCTTCTTCAAAGTAGTAAGGTTCTAAAGACCTCATGGGACAAGTAGAAAAATTTGAATTGCCCAGCGAAACAAATTCTTCATCTCTGTCTATCCAGCTTGCGAGAATATCCAAGCTTGAAGTAGATTCAATGTAGAGATCCAAAAAAGAATTCAATACATCGGTTTGGTCGGGGAAAACTCCAGCATTCACGGTAAGTAGCTGTCGAATATGAGGGGGGAAAGGGACTTTCGCTAATTTAACCTGTACTCCGAGAAATTCTGACATTCCCAATTTCCCTGCCGAAAAAACTTCACCGGAAAGAATTTTATTTTTTACAACAAGGTTTCCTTTTAGTTGTCCTGCGTCACTCATTATTTATTTGCTGCCGCTCTTTGTTGATTCTTTCTCTTAGAGGCTTGAGGTCCTCCTCTATAGCTTCTGGATGCTTCCCTTCGAAGGGTTTTGTAAAGCATTCCCCTCTTACTTCAGGCTTAAATTCGTGAACCCCGTGGTATACCTGTTCTATTATACTCCTTTCTTCCGGTAAATGAGCGTTTATCCAAGGTAAATAAATTTTTTCAAAATAATTGTCAATACAGTTTTCTTTACTGACTTTAGCTTTATAGTATTGTATTTTATTGTAAACCTGAAGAGGAAAAGTATAAGAGTAATGGTACATTTGCACCCCTGTCAAAGCTAAGAAAAATTCGCTATCTATATGCTTTTCTTCTATAGGGGTCGAGTGACCCATTGTCGGTGGGCGGTGGGTCAACCATTTACTGCCCGGGGTTACTTTAAAAATCCTCAAAAAGTTATCCTTATTAAGTTCAAACCCAGTTAAATAATCATCAAACCCTCCAAAAAAAGAACAGCTTCTTACTCCAACACTTGTAGGCTGTACCTCTTTAAGAAAGTTAATAGTGGATTCAATGTCATCGGTTTTGTAAATCTCGTCACTGTCAACCATCCATAAAAAGTCAGTGTCAGGGGCCAAGTTCTGCATATAAGCGTTGCACTGCTCATCTTTCCCTGAGTATTGACCATGGGTCACTATAATCTTATTATCGGGATCGGGAAAGTTCTTAAGAATAGAGTTAGTTTTATCCGTGGAGGTTGTTCTTCCTTGATCTTGCCAATATTTTACCGGTCCTTCGGCAATTAAAATTTGAGAGGCAAAAGGATAGATTTGTTTTAAACATTGTTGAAGGACGAAATCGCCCTCAAAAACAATCATAGCAAAGGCAATCTTCATTTTTTATAATAAGGTTTAATTTTGGAGAGGTAGTCCATATAAAAATGCCTAACGACAGGCATTTTAAATATTTCAAAATTAAAAGTATGATCGGCGTACCATCCTGATGTAGGGCTTATATCACCTGTTTTTTCATCGATTGACAAACGGGAGAAATGGTTAAAAACTAAAGGCTGTTCTTTATCGCCCCATATAATAGTACCTTTAGAGGGGTAAGTGTCATAACAATAAAGCCTAAAGTTCCAAGGGGCTCCGTGGGCAAAAGTTTTGTCTAGAATAGCTACCGAGTCGCCATATATTTTAGGAAATTCTTCAAGATATTTTTGGTCACCAATAGTGGCTAAGTCGGGCCTCTTTTCTAATAACATTGTCTCATTCCACCATCTAGCGCATGACTTACCGTCTTCATCATTGTTAAAATAAACTATGCCTACGTTAAACTCTCCATCAGGAGAAAGAGAAGTATTGTGACGGTGACGTATTATTCCTATACTAGAATCTTTTATTTCATCATATACTATTTGGATGTCTTGATAAAAAAGAATATCCGAATCAATATAAAGAATATGCGATGTTTCTTCTTTTTCTAAAAGATGACGACAGAAAGTTGAAGCGAGGGACCAGCAGTACTCGTTATACGGTTTCTTTTTTTTATAGTTGACAGAGAGTGGGTTAAAATCTTCTACTTCAGAAAGTTTTATCCTTTGAACTGAAGCTTCATTTTCTAACGCATTAAAAGATTCGTCATCAAGGCATAAGAAAAATAGGGTGAATTCAGAAGAGGTGGTAGATCTTAGGGAGTCTAAAAGAGCTCTGCCGAAAGGTAAATATTTCTTATCAACTATAGTGCAAAAAAATTTATTCATTTGTAAAATTAAAAAGCTGCCCGGCTTTTGATGGCTCCCAGCTTAAAGTGTCTCTTATTTTTTTTGAAGAAATCTTGTAGCGTAAATCTTGACCAAGACGATTCTCAATAAACTGTATATGGTTTTCGTAGTCAGATATATCAAACCATCCACAAACTTCTTTAACTACTTCTATGTTATTAAGATGGTGGTAGGCTGATATATTCCAAATATTATTAATCTGTTCAGAGAAGCAAACTTTGTAGATAGCCGCCGCATTATCCTCTACGTATAACCAGTCCCTATAGTATAGGCCATCTCCATGCATGGGTATCTTGGATTTTTCTGTAATAGATTTTATTATCCGGGGTATGAGTTTTTCAGGGTATTGTCGCGGCCCATAATTATTACTGCTTCTTGTTATTTGATAATCTATACCATACGTTCTTCCCCAAGCTAGAACTAACATATCGGCCGCTGCTTTACTGGCCGCGTAAGGGTTGCTTGGTGTTAATACGTCATCTTCAGTTCTGCCTAATACTTCTGAATCGTAATCTCCATAAACTTCATCCGTACTTACATGCACAAAAAGAGGCCTGTCATAAGGCTTCCCTCGGAGAAGATTTAGTAAGTTCAATGTTCCCTTAACGTTTGTTTCTACGAAAACATTTGGCGACGCTATAGCGTTATCCACGTGGCTCTCGGCTGCAAAATTAACTATGATATCGCATAGAGGTAGATGATCTATGTCTTTTATATCTTTTTCAATAAAAGTATAATTAGGGTGGTCATCCCAAGGAAGAGATCTACTAGCCGCGTAAGTAAGTTTATCAACATCAATAACGCTGTGGCCGTTTTTGAGGCAGAGTTCGACAAAATAACTACCGATAAAACCTCTGCCACCTGTAACTAGAAAAGTTTTCATTTGTAATAAATCTTTCTACATGTTCCTTTCATGAAACTTGCGCCTAACTTCTTCTTCTTCCTTAGCTTTCCATTCGTTGGTTTCTTTATTGGTAGACATACCAGCCGGGTTCATGTAATAAAGACCTAGTGGAGCGTTAATTTTTCCAAATTTAGCTCCGTTCTCTAAAAAGCGCAACCACATATCTAGGTCTCCTGCTGATTTATACTTGTGGCTAAACATGCCACTCTTTTCGTGAAGACTTTTCTTCCAAAGGGGATTATTGTGGGGGGCTCCTCGGTTTAGAATTGCATCCAAAGAGGCATCAGGTGGAGAAGGGTATACTCCTATAGCTGTGTTATTTTCAAAGGTTTCGTTGGGCGACTGCGTAACTAAAATGTCTCCATATATTACATCAGCTTTAGAGTTGTCCTCCATTACTTTTAAATGTATCTCTAAGGACTTAACGCTCTTCCGGTCATCAACATTAGCATTAGTGAGAAACTGTCCTCGAGACATTTCTATCGCAGTGTTCCAGCAAGCGTAAATACCGGGGTCTTTATCTAATCTAGAATAAACAATATTCGGATATTTTTTTTGATATTCTAGAATAATATCCTTTTCATTATCTGGGGAATTAGCATCTACGATTATTAACTCACACTTTTCTTCAAAGATGGTTTGGTTGACTATGTCTTCCAAGAAGCCTTTAATATAAGCTCCCCCTTTGTAAAGGGAAGTTATTATAGAAATTTTAGGATTCATTTCTTCTTATTTCACTAATGAAATCAGCAAAAGTTTCTCTTTTGAGTCTCATTTTGTTTATCAAATCTTTTCCGCTAAGAGTGTACCAATCTTCATAAGAAGCCCCTATTAATTCATTTGTCACCACTTCCACGTTCATCATTTTAGCTTCAAGTACGAGCCTGCAGCAAGTTTCGGGCGTTGTAGGATGGAATACTAGCTTTGAGTAGCTGGACAACTTATTTAAAAAAGATTTATAATCGGGATCTTTAATAATGTCAAAGTTCCACTGTTTATCTTTACAGAATTGAGCTGAAGCTTGGGTGCCTTTTTGGGGGTATGGAGATTCTATTACGACGGACCGATCATTTTTCTCCTTATCGCAATGGCTCTCTAGTAGGTCTAGACTCTCTTCAGACCAGAGATTGCCGGAAAAATTGACAGTTTTAAGTGGGCGCTCAAGATTTCTATCATAAATATCTTTTTGAAATTGAGTCTGGCAGATAATCCTATGAGCGTTCCAGTGAAAATCTACATTAATCAATTCATTTGGGGAAACGTGAAAATTAGGATAAAGGGCTGGGTTAGTATGCTGGACGAACTTGTAATCGTGACAGTAAAGAATATATTTGCAGTTTTTCTGTATCAGGTCTCTTAACTCGGGATTAACCCCGAAAAAGTTGGATATTATAAAAAAAGAATCGAGGTTCTCTTGGATGAACCCCTCGTACAGATAGCGACTTTTTATTTTGTAAACATCAAAGCGTTTCGATAAGAGCTTGAATATCTCCTCGTCGTTTAAAGCTGCGCCACCTACGAAATCATCGATAAAAAAGTCACTAACTAATATAATCTTGTCATTCAAATTTACTTGGGTCTTTAGGGTGTTTTTTTCCCTTTCGTCTTTCAGCGTAGTCTTTGAAGTATTGCTGTTGGACGGGGTCTCTCCCTTCTTTATCTTTCCTTTTCTCAGAAAGCTCTTTGGAGCGATCCCACATTTCTCCTACGTTCTGGACTTTCGCTTTTTCCCTGAAATCTTTAGCTGAATAAGGGTCTATTTTGGTGTCTATGGAAGCCTGAGGGATAGTGTAAACACGATTATAAGTAATATCATCAACTTGGTAAACGTGCTCTTCATGAATACTCTGCCAAACAGTTATCTGTTCGCCACTGTCAGGATGTTCATAGATGTATTCAGGCATTAACTATCTTAGTTATTTGGTCGACGGTGTTGCTATAAGGGAACTGTTCTTGAAGGTTTAATCCTTCAGTGTTTACGGGAGATTCTTTGTATCTTTCCACGGCTTTCTCGCATCCTTCTATAAAAGCATCTTCGTTGAAATCATAAATCTGGCCTTGGTTGAAGGGGTTTCCTTTTTTAAAGAATATTCCGTCTTCAGAGTCTATTTTTCCACTAGGCTCCACCAAAATAGCATTTTCTGGCGTCGCCCAATCTTTATAAGAGGTGGTATTAAGTATTACGCCGTGCTTACCCAGCGCTATAGATTGAAATTCAGGCAGCCCCCATCCTTCGGCTCCCGACATTCCTAGAATTATATTTCCAGAATTTAAGAAGTCGTTGTAAAGGCTATTTTTTTGCATCATTCCTAGAAAATTGATATTAAAGTAGTTTTTACCTTCCAGTATTTGACTTATGCGAGCTTTAAATTCGTCCTCTTTCATGAAGGGGTTAGCGATGGCACACTGGAGAACGTAATCTTTATTGTTTCCGTATTTTTTAAGCCAAGCCTTAATTACTTTAGCGTGATGCTTCCTTTTCTCGAGCTTGCCTGTAATGTTAAAAACTATCTTTCCTTCAAGATATTTTTCATTTTTTACATTAAAATTATATTTATCGAATCCGAGTGGCACGTAATGACAATTTTCTAAGCCGTGCTCTTCGAGAATGTTTTTGGCATAATTAGAACTAACAATTAAGTTCTTCTGGTTTCGCGCTATATTTATTTCGTAGCTGGTAGGGTGATCAAGTTCATAAAAGGTAAATAGTGTTTGATCTTTTCCGTAAGATGTTAAGCTTTCGTGGTTTAGATGCCACAGTTTAAAAATAGGAGTATCTCTATTGTACTCTTCAAAAGATTTTTTAATGCAAGACTCTATCCACTTGTTGAAGTCTTCATCTACTTCTTGAGAGCTTAAATCGGATTGACCTACTGTAAATAAAGAAGGCTGCACGCCCCTCTGGTGAAATTCACGCAGAAGGGCTGTGCTAACCTGACCAAAACTTACACCGTTAAGTGGTAGATGTAAGGCGAAGTCGGACATTAAAACTCCAGTGATTCGCTAGTGGCACTAGCCTGTGCGGCTGGTGCAGAAGCGTTAGTGTTTTGTTTGCCCTCTTCGCGGCCCTCGCTCATATACAAGCGAAAATCGGGAGCCTTGTCGTTAGCAACGCTTCCGTCTTCATTGTATTTGTGTTTGTTTTTGAAGACGACCAACTGAACCTTACCTGACGCGTCTTTTAATTCGACGTGACCTGTCATGTATTGAGTTCCAGTTAGGCTCTTCTTTACCCATAGAGCACCTAATTCGCGCTCCTTCCAGTCGTTGTTCTTTTGTTCTTCAGACATAAGAGTCTTTATATTATAGAGGGCGGGTCACGTTGTCAACACTTTTTTTAAATAGAATCGAGAAATTTTTCGCTTCCTATTTTTTTTCTTAATACCGCTAGCCCTCTATTGTGCAGATTGATTGCGGTTTGAGTGCTGATCTCTAAGTTTTGAGCTATTTTAGCCCACGAGGGTTTTTTGGTGACATTCGAATACCTTAGAGAGAATATTTTTTTTATCCGAGTGTCTCTTAGTTGGGCAAGAATATTACCTGTGAATTCAAATAGGTCCTCAGTGGGGGCATCTCCTTCTTTTTCTTTTAAGGCGTCTAGTATTTCGTCCTCTGTGCTTACTAAACGGTCTTTAACTTTTTTATTTATGGAATTTAAGCAAAAATATTTAATTTGATTAGCTAGCCACGTCGAAAATTTTACGTTTTTATGAATACTGAAACTTTTTGCTGAATTCCAGATAATTAAATTTTTATCCATAGAAGTTTCGTTTATGTCGATGTTGTTGGCATAAAAACTACTGGAATATTTTTTTAATATCTTAAAACAGAGGGGGGAGTGCCTCTTGATAAGCTCAGTGAGGCTTCTTTCGCAGTTATTTAAGCGAATTCTTTCTACTAAATAGTTGTCGCTTACCTTATCCCAGCAGCTTTCTTCCATAATTCTATCTTAACCGTAAAGTCCTCGAAAGAACAGTCCTTATCTCTTTCTAAGTCAAGAACATAACGACGATGCCTCTTAAACATACGTGGTAAAATTATAAAGTATTCGATCATATCGTCAAAATTATTTTCTAAAAAAATATTTGCATCCCTAAAATCTGTCTCGTTAGGGTCGTCAGATTTAACGGAAGTTTGAATCAAGAAAGCATAATTAAGCTCCAAGTTATCAGAGAATAACATACTGTCAAAGCGACATATACTGACGTCATAAGCGTAAACTGCGTCTATTTTGCTGAATTTTAAATGATGAAATTGAGATAGATTTTCCGAAGTTAACAAAAGGTTAGCTCCTCTTCCTGAATAAGCTACCATGGGACGGCATTGCTTCTGCGCAATGGAAGAATCTTCAAACATATAACTTCTTTACCCATTTTAATAATTTTTGGGCTGAAATTATTTTTTTTACGTCTTCTTTCTCTGTTCTCCAGTTCAGTTTAAAGTCAGCGACCTCCTTTACTAAGGGGTCGTTAATCGTTTCCGTATCGTTTGCTGGGGGCATGTAAATACGCTTCCCTCCCACTTCATCATACCGAGAAACGTGAATCAAAACCCCGTTTATTTCTTCTTTTAACCAAAAAACTTCATCTTTCTCGTATTTGTTAAATCTGATGTCAGTTATAATATTTATTTTTTCGGGGGCTAATTCTTTAGATATTTGATCTATCCAGTGTCTACCGTTTGATAAATCTCTTTTTATTTCTCCATGAGATACGAGAAAAGGCCGTATCGTATTCTTTTCGTCCCGGGTACAGTCAGTAGAATCTATTCCATAAAGTTCACGGGAAACGCATGATACTTCCTTTTTTAAGTTCTTAGCAATTGAAAGCTCCCTGTACGGGAGCTCCATTCTTTGCAATAATTTAATTATTATCTCAGCAACCGTATTCTTCCCACAACCGGCTACTCCCCCTATTCCTATGTTCTTAAACTTGTAGTTCATTTAAATTAAATTTATTAATAAAATATTATATAAACTTTTCCCTAGAAAGTCGAAGTGAAACGGAGACTTTCCCCGTATTTGGAGGTTAACCAAAACATCGGCAATCTTTCTTCCTTTTCCCTGAGAATACTCCCCGGCTAGTCTTTTTCGGGTGTGTGGTAGTTTCCACCCATATGACATCACCTTTACTACCCGCCCAATAAATTTAGTTTATCGGTTCCCCCACTTGCAAGTCTCCGACAGCAGCGGTGGGCACAATAGATTGCGGACCTGTCTACCTTTTTTATGTAACAAGACAGAAATGCTACAAAAAGAGTTTTAAGTTCCGCGGGGCACGATGTCAACTTTTTTAATAAAGATTTTTGAAAAAAACAAAGAGGAACCCCTTTTCGGGAAAAAATCCGTTTTTTCTTGACTAGGTGCCCCTTTGATGAAAACTCAACGCATGCGCCTTTCATGGGAAGAGTACGCCTTGAACATCGCCGCCACAGCAGCGGAGAGAAGTGAGGATATCTACCAAAAGGTAGGGGCGTGTGCCTTGAACGAAAAGAACATGGTTATAGCTATTGGCTATAACGGACTTGCGCCGGGAAAAAATGTCTCCTACGGTTTCATGAAAAACCGAAATCACCGCCGCCCATTTATGATTCACGCAGAGGTTAACTGTTTAAGCTTAATAAAACGAGGAGAAGCTAAAATGCTTGCCTCCACCCTGCTGCCATGTTCTTCTTGCGCCACTGCGATAGCCGCCTACGGAATCGAGAAGGTGATTTACAAAGAAATCTACAAAAGAGATAAAAGCGCTTTAGAAATTTTTGAATTCTACCAAATAAAATGCATCCAGTATGGAAATTAAATACAGCAAACTACACCCTGACGGAAAAGAGCCTTTCAGGGCTAACCCCGCTGACGCCGGTTACGATTTGTTTTCAACCCAATACGAAACGCTGGAGCCCTTTCAGAGGAAACTCATTTCTACAGGTATAAATATAAAAATACCTGAAGGTTTTTATGGCCGCATCGCCCCAAGAAGCGGTTTAGCGTGTAAAAAAGGAATAGATGTAATGGCGGGAGTAATAGATTCTGGCTATCGCGGAGAAATAAAAGTTTTATTGATAAACTTGAACTTCGAGAGTTATAATCTAAAACCTAACGCTTTTGAAGCAATGTTTGGATCAGCAAACAAAATAGATATAAAACCGGGCGACAGAATAGCTCAATTAATTATTGAGAAATGTCACAGCGCCGACTGGAAAGTCGTTAGTTCTCTCGATGAATCGAAAAGGGGAGAAAAAGGCTTCGGAAGCTCCGGAAACTAACACCCCATGCAAAACACTAATTCTTCCCCCGCGGAAATGATATCATACAACTCCAAAATGGTCGGCACCGACGTGCAAGTAGTACGTTCTCAAGGCGGTGCCACATGGAGAGGAAAAGTAGAGAAAGTAGTAGATGAGGAATATTTTGAAATATCCAAATTCGAAAACCCACTGGAAACCGAAGTGGTGTCAATGTATGATATCCGCTCCCTATCGTACGATACCATCTGACCCACTTGTCCCATTTTTTTTTGGGTAAAATTGAGTTTTCCCTAAGAAACAGGCCCGTGTCCCACTTTGGCACAACCCTTGCTATAAAGAAGGCATGTACGCACCAACAACGTTTGGAAGGGGCTTGCTAGATTTTGCAACGCCGTTATTCGCTGAAATAGACCGCTCGCTATACAAAGACTATCAGAACTCTTTCCTTGAGGAAGATAGTTCTTATATTTTTGAGGTAGAAATGCCCGGATTCACAAAAGATGATGTAAAAGTCCACGTGGATTCTTCCGGACACCTCAACTTACAAGGAAAGACAACAAGACGAGGGAAAGAAGTTAAGTTTGGAGAAACTTATCCCATCCCTGAAAAAGCCGATCCAGCAACCGCTGAAGCTACCCTGAAAGACGGGATATTTAGGCTACTGTTTAAAAAGAAAAATAAACACAAACCCAAAGAAATCACAATTAAGTAAAGGGTTTTAAAGAACCGGGCTTCGGCCCGGTTTTTTTGTGTAATTATATTATATGCCTCTTCCAACGCCAAAAAAGGGCCAGCAAAAAGAAGACTTTATTAATTCTTGCATGGCTAGCCCAACAATGACCAGCGAATACAAAGACCCAAAACAACGGATGGCTGTGTGCCACTCCCAACATCGAAGGTCTTCAGCATCAGCAACTTGGAGAGAAATTGAATTTGACAAATTCTTACTTTTAAAATAGAATTTTCTTAAATGAGCGAAGATAAAACTATTTCGCATACTTCTTACCAGCAGGTACTTACGCTACTGAATCAGGTGATAGAAGCTTCTATTTGGGAAGACGCAAAGCTTAAAAGCAAGGACCCTATTAAAAATCCGGGAGAAAGCTTCACGACAAATAAATTAAAACTAATAAGAGAGACCTTGGAAAATGAGTCTAAATAAAACCCTAAAAAAACTTCTCGCTGAAAAAGAAGAACTTGTTGCCTCCATTACTTTATGCTGTAAAAGCGTTGAGTTTTGGGAAAAAAGAGCAGATATAATCTTTGAAAAGATAGATGAGGCCGATGAAGAGTTTGGGTTTGAGGATGATTTTGATACGGAGAAGAAAAATACTCGCCTTATGCAGGAGTCTGCCCGACTTGTGAGCCGTATAGCTTTTGAAAATAATCAGCTAGATATGCTAGAGGTTCAAATTTTAGATCTAGAAGAAAAAATAGTAAAATCTTTAGCCCAGTATGCCAAGAAACAAAAAAAATAAAAAATACTATTTGATAGAGTCTAAAAAAAGAAGGTGGTCATATGGAGCTTTCCCCCACACAGAAGAAGGGCTGCAGCAAGCAAAAAAGTATTTAGGGGCGCTTCAAAAAAAAACGGATGAGAAACTAGAGATAGTTGAAAAATAACTTGACGGCTCACCCCGTCTAACATAAAGTAAATCACACACCTGATTAAGGGTGTATTTTTTTCTACCAAGATGGAAATAAAAGTAAAAAAAAGAAACGGAAAACTAGAACAATTCGACGTAGAAAAGATAAATAAATGCGTTTATCGTGCTTGCGCAGGTATTGACGGAAACAACGTGTCAGCCAGCGAGGTCATTCTCGACGCTCAATTACAACTTTACGACAAAATCACAACTAAGGAGATTGATGAAGCTCTGATTCTGTCAGCTCGCGCTAAGATAGAAAAAGAGCCCAACTACAGCAATGTCGCGTCAGCTTTGGCGGTAAACGCTCTTTACAAGGAAGTTTTTAGAGAAAGCGTCGACTCCGACACCTTCGACCTGCAATACAAAAAATCTTTTGTTCAAGGTGTCAAGAAGCTAGTAAAGAACGAGATCTTAAATGAAAAACTTTTAGATTACGACCTTAAGAAACTATCTGAAGCTATTGCGCCAGAAAGAGATAAGAAATTTAAATATCTTGGATTACAAATTTTAATAGATAGATATTTCATCCGCACTAATAATAAAATAATTGAATCGCCTCAAGCGTTCTGGATGAGAATAGCAATGGGGTTAGCTTTAAATGAAGAAAACAAAGAAGAAAGAGCAATTGAGTTCTACAACCTATTTAGCAATCTGCTATACACTCCTTCCACTCCTACATTATTCAATAGCGGAACTACTCACTCACAACTAAGTTCATGTTACCTAAATACATTTGATGACAGCATTGACGGAATATTCGAAGGGGTCTGGCAAGAAGCCAGAAAAAGTAAGTACGCTGGAGGTCTTGGCTTTGACGTTACTAATTTTCGTGCTTCTGGGGCTTATATCAAAGGCACAAACGGGATTTCTGGAGGCCTTGTGCCATGGCTCAAAATCCTCAACGACACACTTGTCGCGGTAAACCAAGGCGGAAAAAGGCCCGGAGCTGGATGCGCCTATCTGGAGCCTTGGCATTTAGACTTTGAAGACTTTTTAAACCTCCGGAGGAACACTGGGGACGAAAGGTTACGTTGCCATGACATGAATACCGCATCATGGGTTCCTGACCTTTTTATGAAAAGGGTTCAAGAAGATGGAGATTGGTACATGTTTTGCCCATCAGACTCTAGAGATTTGCATGAAGCTTTCGGCGATTGCTTTACGGCCGTCTATGAACAAATGGTAGATAGAGCTGAAGCAGGAGAACTTAAAAATTTCCGTAAGGTAAAAGCAAAAGACCTGTGGAAGAAGATGTTGAAAGTTTTATTTGAAACGTCGCATCCTTGGGTGACCTTTAAAGACCCCTCTAATATTAGATACAGTAATCAACACCAAGGAACAGTCCACTCAAGTAATCTGTGCACTGAAATTCTTTTGCATACTAAACCGTCCAAATATAAAGACGGGGAAAAAGTAGAAATAGGAGAAACTGCTGTCTGTAATCTTGGTAGCGTCAATTTGAAAAACCACCTTACTGATGATGGCTTAAATAGGGATTTATTAGCGTCTACAATTAAGACTGCTATTAGACTTCTGGATAATGTAATTGATTTAAATTTTTACCCAACCAAGGAAGCCGAAAACGCTAACCTCCAACATCGACCAATCGGACTAGGTATGATGGCGACTCATGACGTTCTACAAATTCTGGATATACAGTACGATTCAGATAAAGCTGTAAAATTTATTGATGAGCTAACTGAATTCTTTTCTTATAACGCGATCCTGTCTTCTAGTGAATTAGCGAAGGAAAGAGGAAGTTATAAAACTTACGCAGGTTCTTTGTGGGAAAAAGGGCAATTGCCAATCGATACCTACAATGCCCTCTTAGATTTTAGAAAAAAAACTCCAAAGACACCCGTGCGGGGAAAACTTGATTGGAAAAAAGTAAGAGAACACATTTTAAAATATGGAATCAGAAATAGTAACACTATGGCAATTGCTCCTACTGCCACTATTGGTTATATTAACGGTGTGGAGCAGAGCATCGAACCGAACTTCTCGGTGATGTTCGTGTACGAATGTAAGAGTGGAAACTTTTACGTTGTTAATGAGCAGTTTGTAAACGATATGAAGAAGGAAGGGTTATGGAGCCCTCAACTTGCAGAAGCGGTTAAGGAAGTTGACGGTGATGTCATGCTTCTTGATATTCCGGAAAAGTATCGTGAAAAATATAAGACTGCTTTTGATCGCGATATGTTTAAGCTAATTGAATGTAATGCGGCTCGCCAGAAATGGATTGACCAAGGCATATCTTTTAACCTGTACAACAAGGGGACGAGTCTTAAATACTTGAACGATATTTATATGGCCGCGTGGGAAGCCGGATTAAAAACTACCTATTACTTACGTAACAGGGGGGCATCTAAGGTTGAGAAATCAACTAAAAAAGAATATACCGAAGAAGAACAAATAGCATGCTCTATCGCCAACCCTGAAGCGTGTGAGGCTTGTCAGTAATGGATTATTCTAAAGTAAATATATTCTACCCGGTTATTGGTTATACGGGAATGGTTCATTCGGACTATATGATGAGCACTATCGATCTAATGTCCGTGTGCCGACAGCAAGGAGTAAAGATAGGACTGCGCTCTATATGGTTTGAAAGCTTAATAAGCAGGGCGCGAAACGCCTCGGTAGCTTTTATGCTAAACAAGGACTACTCTCATTTATTATTTATAGATACGGATACCCAGTTTTCTGCGTTTGACGTAATGAAGCTTATCGATGCGGACCAAGACGTAACAGTGGGGGTTTATCCGAAGAAGTACTTTAATGGCCAAAAAATAGAAGCAATGGCTTCTACAGGTAAAATGCCCGAACACTGGAGACATTTAGCCACGGATTTTTCGACGGAGATAGAAAATGAAGAGTTAAAGAAAGCTAAAAAGCAAGATATAGTGCAAGCCAACTACGCAGCCACGGGCTTTATGTTAATAAAACGTGAATGCATAGAAAAAATAATCGCTGCTAAGCCGGAAATAAAATACGTCAATGATATTGATGGCTATATGCAAGCTGGGGATAATTTTTATGATATCTTTCGCTGCGAAGTGAACCCCAAAACAAAGAAGTACGAAAGTGAAGATTATGGTTTCTGCAAGCTGTGGAAATCTTTAGGTGGAGAAATAAATGTCGTGACCGACATAAGTCTAGGTCACAGAGGGTTCAACACTTATATGGGAAATTTAAAACTACAATCACATTACTATACGTCAAATGAGTGACTCAAAGACTGGACAAATACTAGGGAAAGATATAGCTGGGGTTAATTGTATTCTACCCCACAAACACAAAACAGCTTGGGATTTATTCCTCAAAGGGTGTGCTAACAATTGGATGCCTACAGAGATTTCTATGGCTGAAGATATTAAGCAGTGGAAGAATGGAGACATTACAGATGATGAAAAACTTTTGGTTAAACGTTCGCTTGGCTTTTTTGCTGGGAGCGAATCTCTTGTTGGGAATAATCTTTTGCTTAGTGGTTTTCGTTACATTACTGATGCTGAGTGTCGCCAGTATATTTTACGACAAGCGTTTGAGGAGAGCCTTCATAACCTTACTATTGTTTATGTTTGCGATTCTTTGGATCTTAAAATAGATGAAGTTTATCGTGCTTACGAAAACATCCCTTCTATAAAAGCTAAAGATGATTTCTTAATGGAAATTACTACCGACTTGAGCAGAAAGGATTTTAACCCGCATACTCAAGAAGGAAAAAAGGAAATTTTACGAAATTTTATTACTTACTGGATTGTATGTGAAGGCATATTTTTCTTTAGTGGTTTTGCTATGCTACTAGCTTTGGGGCGGCAAAATAAAATGCAAGGTATCGCGGATCAGATTAAATATACCCTACGCGACGAAAGCTCCCATATCCAGTTTGGTACCTATGCCATTAATCAAATTATAGAACAAAATCCTAAGCTTTGGTCCAAGACCTTCCAAGAAGAAATTACGGAGTGGATTAAGAAAGCAGTGGAACTAGAGATAACTTACGCCAAAGACGTGCTCCCGAGAGGAATCCTTGGACTTAATGCTGATATGTTTGTAGACTATATGCATTATATCGGCAACCGTAGGCTAGAAGGAATCGGGCTAGACTACCGCTTCCCCAGTGACAAAAATCCCTTCCCTTGGCTTGGTGAAGTCGTTGATGTTCAAGCTATGGGGAACTTTTTTGAGCGCCGAGTGAGGGAATATCAACAATCGGGTTCCCTTGAAGACGACTTTTGATGTAACATCTTATGAACGACTATGTCACAATCCAAATTCTCCACAGCGGCGTTTATGTTGGGTCAAATATCTTGCGAAATGATAGCCCTATCTCAGGAACTGAGTCAAAACCGAGGCAAAAAACTCAATGGAGAATTAACTGATTTAGACAAAATAATAAACCGCGTTGATCGCGTTAAAAAACTAATACTTAAAAAAGATGAACTTATCTGAATTTGAAAGGACTAAACCCACGGAAACTTACAAAGCTATCATAAAGGCAAAGGATAAGTATGAGACTTTACTTAAAGAAACCGTGATTATGGAAGATACAGATGCCGTCCGAGTGGAGATGGCTAGAGTTTTCTTAAGAGATTTAAAAGAAATTTTTCTAAAATTCAAATCTGGCAAATAATATTGTGTAACAATATACATGGCTAGTATAGCAGATCAATTCAAAGGACTCCCTATTGGGACACTCATCGCGGAACCATTGCTTGGAGCGGCAAAAGCACAGGGTCAACTCGCTCACACGACAGAAAATTTTATAAAAGATATCGGGCTGCAAGACGACGGCAAAGGTAATCTTAGCGCACGTACCGTAGAATTTGATTATGATGCCCCAGTTGAATCTAAAGATGCAAAAGGAGCCTTAACGACAACAATCGAAAACCGTAAACTCAAAGTCCCCCTTCTCTCTATTATACAAACGCCTAACCTAGGTGTTAAAAAAGCCACCGTTGACTTCGACATGGAGGTTAAATCCAGCACTCAGGACACTAGCTCTGTTGATACTAAAACCGACCTTAGTGTCAAATATGACAACTGGTGGTCTCCTGTTAAAGTAGATTTAACCGCTTCCGTATCCACGAAAAGCGAAAACATTCGCAAGACTGATAACTCCGCCAAATATACAGTTCACGTAGAAGCGCGGGATGACGGGGCTCCAGAGGGGCTTATGAAAGTTCTTGACATTCTTGGAGCAGCTATTCAGCCTGTTCCTGCTGGCGGAGGAAGCAACACTCCCGCCACGCCGCCTAGTAATTAATGGCTGACGATAAACTACCTTATTCAAAATCTGGATCATTTAGAGGTGCTCCGGCGCTAAAGACGTTCGATCACCTTATCCAATGTCTCTATAACTCTGTAGTTTATGCTCAACGTTATGTGGAAACTGAGCATTTAAAGCGGGTTATAGGGACGTATTTTGACGACCACGGACGTCCAGTAACCAAAAAGATAATCTTACCCACTACAGAGGGGGAACAGGAGGTGGAAATACCCATCATGACCCTTGCTGGGCACAACCACTTAAAGATAGATAGTTTAGATATGGAGTTTGAAGTGGATTTGGGTCAATTTGAGAACTCAGATAACCATCAAAAAAGAAGAATGATAGCTATGATAGGGAGAAAAGACCCAAAAAATACCCTCGCTAAAGTTAAGCTTACAATTAAAAACGGCGACACCCCTGAAGGGATAGCTCGAATAAACGATAAAATTGTAAAAACCATCCCTAGTTAATATAATAAAAATATGGCCAGTGGTTATTTAAGATTAATGTTGGATTCAGCTCGTCGTTGCGCCTCGGCTACTCAAGACGCAGCAGAAGATGCTCGAAAAGCCTCGGAAGAAGCTAGGCACGAAGCTCAGGAGATTGATCAAATGGCTCAAGATGCAGCGTCTAAAGCTGTAGAAGCCAGTGAAAGAGTCAAAGTCCTTGAGGCTAAAGTGCTTAAACATGACAATATGGGCGATGAACCCAACACCTAATCTCGTTAACGACATCCCAATTACTTGCGATGGGTTTGCCCACGTTAGCTGTATAGTAGAAATCCCGAAAGGGACAAATACCAAATACGAATACAACGAGGAATATAATATTTTTGAATTAAATAGATGCCTTGTATCATCTTTGCAGTATCCCATCAATTACGGCTTTATAAGCCAAACTTTCGCATTAGATAGGGACCCTCTAGACGTGCTTATTTTTAACCACGATCCTATAGACAGGGGAAGTTTGGTTAGGTGTAGAGTTTTGGGGGTGTTAGATTTTGTTGACAATGATGAAATAGATTATAAAGTCATAGCGGTTCCTCACTGGACGCCTAAAAGTCGCTACCCTCGCTTAAACTCTATTGAAGCGGAGCACCTTAAGATATTTAAACAGTTCTTTAGGATTTACAAAATAGATCGCTCTGACAGCGTGAAAGTAGGAGAATGGAAGAACGGCCGGGCTGCAAGCAAGGTAGTCTCCGAGGCTCACAATCGGTGGTCTTTAAAAAAATACGAAGAAACAAGAAAGGAAACGGAAAGACATGGGAATGTTTGACAATATAAAAGTACCTAAAGCTTATTTAAAAAGCTTATTAACTAAAGAGCAGGAAAAGTTAGTCGACAGGACTGATTTTCAAACAAAGAGTCTAGATAATTCTCTTTTTGACTATAAAGTATATAAGCAGCATCTTTTCCTAAAGAGTTCAAAAAAGAACAGTCCTAAAGAAAAGTGGGATAAAGTTTATCATACAGGAGAAGTAACTTTCTACAACCTCCTCAAGGAAGAGGGCGACGTCTCTTATTGGGTTGTATTCCGCTTTACTTTTGAGCACGGAAAGGTAGATAAAAAAGAACTGATCACTTTGGAACTTCACCAATCACCAAAAAATTCTGACCGCGTAGTCCCAGAAGAGGAACAAGAATGGCTGTCAGAAAGAGACGCTTTTAATAAGACTTTCAAATATAAATTTTTTTTAAGGCTACTTAGAACTTTTACTCGTATCCACAACTGGATAGCCAACAAAACTATCCCTATTCACAAGAAAAAATAAAGTGTAATAACCCTTGTAAACTAGCAGGAGCTTTAGTTATGAAAAAAATAATTGTATTCTTCTTTATAGTAACGGCCGTCGGCGGCCAAAATGAATATAACTCAATTAACGAAAGAAACGCCTTTTCCCTAACCGAAGGAATTCTACCTCCCATCGACACAATCCTCGCGCCCCCAAAACCCTCAGCAAAACTTTACTTAACCGGTATAATGAGATACCAAGGACTTACCAACGTCTTCCTCTACTCCAAAGATACTCCTAAAAGATTCCTCACCCTCAACCACCAACAACGGAGTGACAGCGGGATTCAGCTTCTCAGCGTAAAGAAAGGAACAGTTGAAGTCCTTAATAACGGAGTGGTGGAAAAACTCTCCTTTGCTACTCATAAAATGCCTACGACTATAGGCCCTGCCCCGGTCTTCAACCGGCCCACCGTGATAAAAAAGAGTGAGAAGGACGATAAAAATAAAAATAAAGAGAAAAAAAGTGCCCCTTCTTCTCCGCGACCTTCTGTTATTAAGGTTCCCTCTCGCCAACCCAAGGTAGACCCAAGTATAATTCAGAAGAGTCTGGAGTACTTGAGCAAAACAGAAGATAAAGAAAAAAGAGAATACCTCATCCAAAGACTGGAACTGCTTCAAAGTAGCCAAAACAATCTCGATAGAAAAATTGACACTAATGAAAGACGTCGCCAATACGATGAGCGTCGGCGCGACAAATGAATATCCCCAAAGAAGGACTAATAGAGTTTGTTAATTTTGTTAATGAGTGTTGCGCTGTTATGGAGGATAGTTATGTGGCTGAATGGCTCAATAAGCCTCATCCAGATTTGAACATGGACAGTCCTATGGATCTAGTTAATGATGAAGCCGGTAGAGAGAAACTTTATCGCCTCCTTTATTTTATTGATATAAACGAAGCTGACCTTTAAGACTTAGGGATACTGCTGACTAACATTGTGGTTCCGTCTGGGAACTTAGTTCTGGTGACTAAAAAGATAATTCCACCTACATTTTCTTCCATAGTGTAATTTGTCGTGCTGCCTTGAGGTGGAGCAGGGGCCATTGCGCCTGTGGAGATGATATTGTAGTTTATTCCTTCTGTTCCTACTCTTACTCCAACATGTATAAGAGCAGGTTCACTATCACTGTTTCGTACCCCGGATGAAGTCATCCCAAGATGAGACGCGTAAGTACTTACCCCATCGCCTACCAGTTCGAGAAAATTCTCTCCTACAAACTCCAGATCATAAGGGAGAGCAACCTGAGCTTCATTCGAATTCCCCGACACATATTGTGAAGGCTCCCTATTTTGACCATTTATTAAATTGTACCCTGTCACCCTGTCTAAGTACTGCCCACTTAAATTAATAAGCCCTCCTTGCTGAACCGTGACGGGGTGAAATCCGGTGACACAAAAAGAGTCCCCTGTGATAGCAAGCGAGCCGCCGTTTCCTGTTCCATAAAAGCTTAACTTTTTATCGACTATACTATAAGCATGCGAGGGAGCGCCCAGATCGCTATCTCCTAGTACGGCTCCTGTTATAGTGGGAGAAGGAAGCTGAAAATCAGCGTAAGAAGTGTTTAAGGTATACTCGCTTGGAGTATAAAGAAGATCCCCGGTCCCTACAGAAGGCGCAGTTGAGATGTACGACTGAGTCCACCATGGATCAATTATAAAAGGGGTGCCTGTCTCTATGGCTTCCCTCGGAAACTCCACCTCTATCTTTGTATAAAAGGTATTAGCGACTCCCCCTATAGTAGCTGTTCCCGTGGAATAACTTTTTATACCGAAAGGCTCTTCGTAACCGGGCGCGGGCGGTGCCATCACTACTCCGACATGGGGGTACACGGGATTTCTCCACCCACTAAATCCCACAATCTTCACACCACTTCCACTTTCCGAAATGGATGAAACAGAGCCGATATTAGGGTCAAATGAATTAATACCTGTGATAGAGACGACGGTGTTAGGGGAAACTTGCCTATGCAAGTTCAACCCTTCCATGCCTGTGACGACCCCCACGGGGTAAAAAGGATTACTATCTATCGCATTGGACCTTCCTGTCACTCTTATATCCCCTTCTATTATTCCTGTTGGAACTTGAGTTTCTAGGGCGTAGGCGCCATCACTTAAAAGGGTTGTTGAGTGAGCCGTCGTCTTAATGTATCCTCCAGTTGGAGAAACGAATAGAAAGTCCATGCCACTAATGTTATAGCCCGTCATTTTCATCGTTTCGGCAGGAGCTAAATAATTATCAAAGCCTGAAACACTAATTAAATTGATCCCGGTAGGGTTACTGTCAGTGACCCTACCTAAAGAATCTAAAAGTTGGAACTTACCACTTGCCCCATTGATGGCATTGGGCACTTCTAACCCTAAAACAGAATAATTCTGCTCAACAAAATTACTGAAATCTAAAGAACCAGACTGCCCAGAGAATCTTACACCTGTGACAAGGTTCATACGTGCTCCCGAAATAGTTAGCCGGTCTCCTTCCGCGAAGACCTGTTCGTAATCAATTATATTAGGAGCCCTAACTCCACTGTAATAACCGCTTATATCTGGCGCACTTGGGGTGACACTTAGGAATCCCGTCGACTCAACAAATCCGCCGCTAGTAGCTATTGATATGAGGTCGCTTTGAGTATTTGGTGGGATGGTAAAACGAAACCCAGTGGTGCCAGTTTGGGTGAAGTCGCTAACGGTAGAAAGACCCACCGACAAACCACTCTCCACAATATTTTCTAAATGGCCCGAAACCGTTATGACTTCTCCAAATTCTCCACTTAAGGGCTCAAACCCACTGATAAAAGGAGTACTTAATACGGTTATGTGAGAATCAGCGTCTGTATGCGGAGATGCACTCCTCCTGTTACGTGCTCTTAGTCGATATTCAATTCCTGTCTCGAAACTGGCGGGGTATTGGAATTTCAATACGTCGTGATTGGTTAAATCATACCCGCTCACAGGCAGGTTCGAGTAATACTTAAAGGTCGACGTAGGACCTGTACCTGTCCATAATTCTAGAGTAGTACCACTATATAGACACGTTCCCTCAAACAATCCAGTGACACCGGGCACGACTTCGATAGACGGGGTTACGGAAGAGACTGTAGGATTTCCGAATACAAAAAAGATATTTTCCCCAGTAACCGATCCATAAAAACCAGAGAGAACCATATCGAAAGATTCTCCGTAGCTACTCCCCAAACTAGCGGCGCTTCCTATCTCAAAAGCTAGCTCAAAACCGGGGGAAATCTCGGCTATCGACCCAGCATCATATGTCCCAATACCCACGTTTGAGTATGGGGTAAAATTTACGCCGGTTATTCCATAAAGGTCATTTCCCTTTATAGTTACGGTGTCCCCCTGTATACCGGAAGATGGTGTGATGCTTGTAATTTTAGGTAAACCTATAGTTGGCGTAAAATAAGACTCCGATGGATAGCTTTCGGGATAATTGTCAGAAAATAACGTGACTAACCCAGATGATACCTCAGGGCTTATCCCCACATTCCCTCCAGAGGTGGCAATAGGGATACCTGTAGGGATTAGACCGGAAACAAGAGTGTCGCTAATTAATTTAAACTCACCCGTTTGACCCATTATTGAGCCGAGATAGTTACTCCCTGTTTTATACAAGATGCCCGTAGTAAAATTTTCTCCTGATACTAACAACAAGGTTCCCGTACTTCCTGCCGGTTTAGAAGCGTTAACCCCTACGGTTGAATATGCTGTTCCCGTAATTCGAGCCAATGGAGATAAAGGGAAATCGTCTATTGGGGAAACCTGACCGCTCTGCAAAAGCAAATCAGCTTTACCACGAATATTCCCAGAAGGAACAATGGCTGTAACGGTATTAGGCGAAAGAGTTGTAGCGGCAATTAAATTATTATTTTGAGCAAAGCGAATCCCGGTAACCCCACTCAAGGAGAACCCTGTAATAAATAACGATTCTCCCGAAGCTAACTGATAAGAGTTAAGGCCTGAAATTGCAGGGATAGGAACGAATTCATCCACGCTAAGACCACTAGCCAACGTTTGATTACCATTTAACCCGGTCCGTAAGGAAGAAAAGACGGTGACCCCCCTATAGTCTGCGTCTTGAGGAACCACTGACTCGATAGTATTAGGGTCTACTAACTGAAAACTACTTTCTACATCTCCAAATTTTACATTAGTTATTTGATAAAAATTTTCTCCTGAAATTGTAAAGATATTACCAGCTGCCCCGCTTATCGAAGGAAGAGTTCCGACTAAAACCTGATCATCTGTTGTCAAAATAATATCCTGCACTCCTAATGAAAAGGTCCCATGAGAAGTTAAGGCTAAAATCTCTTGAGTGTAAGCGTCTAAAGGGACTGTGCCGGATATTCCTGTTGCGCCTATGAGCTCAAGATCCGTAACGAAACTCTCTCCAAACTTAACGTCACGGATGAAGTTGAGGTTACTTCCGCTTATCGAGAATGGGGTATTTGGACTTAAATACGACATTTTTTATCCTTGGAACGTAGTGCTCCCCATTCCGACATTCCCTCCCGCTGAATTAAACAGGATCACCGGATTTACTATTTTTATTTGACTATCATTTTGGATAACGTTAATGCTTTGCTTAATATAAGCTCCCGCAGCAGAAGCTAAATTGCGAGATTGCATAACTCCCGAACATGAAAAAACATCTAAATTGGTAAAGTCATTGACCGCTCCTCCTCTTAATTTAACTTCTATTTTAGCCTCACTTCCGTCAACGGGGAGATTCCCAGTCGGGTTATCTACTTCAAAATTCATGCTTGTAGTTTTTTTACCAAAGCTAATACTACTAGGTTTAGTTTCCCCCATTAAATAAACAGGAGCTACTTCCGAACTATAATTATACCCCCCCGCAATAAAATTGTTTATTATGTCTGTCTCAAAGTCTGAAGTTACCGCAATTCTGGAAGTGTTCAATACGGTAGCCGCTTGGGCTTGCTCCTCTGTGGGCGTAAACGTTCCTTGGAGATCGTCAAAAAAAGCAATAGACACACTCGCTGTGACCGGGGAATTAGGCGAAAAGTCGACGTTATAGGAAGTCAAATATCCACTATCAAAATTCAACCCCCCAAAGTTTCCAGAGATGGTTTGGCTGGCGCTTTGAGGAATTTCCCCTTGCCCAGTGATAAAAGATTTAAAATAATCATTCCCCGTTAAAAAATAATTGAACTGCAGTGACCCCGCAATACCGTTAGACGCTGCATAAAAGTTAGTGTTTCTATCCCCTATTACATAATTAGCCTCAAGAGAAGCACTTAAAGAAAGAGAAGCATTAGAGGCTAGTATTTCTGTCCCATTGATTTTAAGAGTGGCGTTGTTTGCGGAATATAGCACATTAATAAGCTGCTGTTAAAGTTTTTTGGCTTCGGATTATATCGTCCAGCCCCGCCGTAGCTGATGTAGAAACCTGTACGCCACTTATCATCTTGACCTCCATTTGTTGAAGAGCGTTACCGTCCACACTTCTTAACTCTATTAAATAATCTGCGGGAACTCCTGTGTATGCCAGCCCCGAATTAAATATATCCTCCGCAACGTTTACAGATTCGGAAGCGTTGGTATAAAGAGTTAACTCTGGAAATTCTTGCCCTACCCTGTATATAGGATTGTGACTAAAAGAGATAGAATAGTCGGCAGAATAAACTACCCCTGCTTGATTCCCCCCTCCTGCAGCTGGCGCGTTAATAGTGGTTTGAAGTCCCTCCACATTTATATATCTACCATGGGCAACTCCGGTTGCTACCGCGACCCCTCCGGGATTTGATAAGTTCACAGTGTCCCCGCTAAGCCGACCACTGATAGGAAGACCCTGATGACCATCCCCGTCTATACCTCCAAAAAAACTAAATGAAGCGCTAGAAGTAGATACGGAATTACTTGCCGTGTTAAAAGCATAAGAGTTTAAAAATCCAATACCGCTTACCCCCGCGCATTTGACAATAATACCGGAACCCGTAGACCCAATAGAATGCTTTAGACCACTTGCAAGATAGTTTATGACGTTACCTGCATGACCATGTGTAGAGCCTGTTATACTAGTGAGGAAATTAAAAGATATATCACCCGCTCGTGGTCCTGCTGGCACGTGGCCTAGGCTCCCTTTATTTCCTATCACATAGAGAGGTTGCAGAGAATTATTGAAGTTTATACTACAATCCGACGCTAAAAGGGTTTCACTCACCCCCGCAACCGTGACTTCTACCGCCGCCTTATCATAAAATACCTGTGCCATATCCTTTAGTAGTTAGTTATTACACTCTTTTCACCTCAAAATGAAAGATCTTAAGTTAAAATTAACCCCCGCATTGCCTTGGTCGCTAGCTTGGAAAGACTCCGAGGTTAAAAGCATATCATCAAAAGAGTACTCTAATAATTTAGTCTGAGAGTTGTTTTTATTCAAAGTTATTTTAGTATTCTTGAAAACTGTTTCTTCAGGAACAAACCTCATATTTTTAATCTCGTAGTCATCTACATCTAATACGAAATTCACATTTACCTCCACAGGAGTGCCCGCTATCACTCCCGTCGGGACATCCAAGCCCACAGCATAGAGAGGAACCCGAGGGGTAGCTATTTCAATACTGAAAGAAAGCATCCTATTAGTATTGAATTCACCCAAATTCACTTCCATTGAATTGTAACTGGGGATACTCAGGACCGGCTCCGTTGGACTTCCCTGCTCCCAAGACGAAACGTAATTTCCTGTACCCATTTGTCCATAAATAACGGAGGTGGTTGATGTACTCGGTACCTCCCCGATACCGCATGACATAGTGTAGGTCTCCAAATAAGCTTCCGTAAAGTCGATTCTCTCACTTCCATACCTTACTATTCCACTAAAAGATAAATCTCCGGTAAAATTCAGTAGCGGGTCAGAGGCCGTTATGTCACTATAATTTTCTGGATAATAGTGAGTAAGAAGCGTATTCAGCTGCAAACTTGCCGTCTGGGGGCCTTGAGGAGCGTATTTTATGCTATTTATACCTAAATTAGAGAGCGGAGATCCAGCTACTGAGTCATAACTTAACTGAGCAGAGGTTAAACTCTGTATCCCCGTGCCGTTAATAGTAACGTTCTCCGCATTTCGCCTAATTCTTCCTAACATTGCCTTATCTTTATTTTACACTTCTTTTTACGTGTAATATAATAAAAAGGAATAAGGAAGTATGGCATTTGACAATAGCGTTTATAATGTGGAGAAGTGGATCTCGGGTAAATCGTATTCAAAAAACGATATCGTCGCTCGCATAGAGTACGTAGGAGGCACTGCAAGCCTTAACCGTGTCCCTCGAAACATTAAGTATTATTACAATTTAACCGGTGCTAATACCTCCACAGCTCCCGAAAATGACGCGACGAACTGGGGAGGATACACCTCTGTTAATAACAAAGAAATCCCCTTTTTCCTTTGGAAACCTTCTTATAATATCTCCACAAGGCACAACCCCCGGGTTAATGTAGTTCAATTTGGTAATGGCTACGAGCAACGTAATCCAAATGGCCTCTTTAGCCAATTAATAACTTTAGATATAAATTTCGAGAAAAGAACTGAAGACGAGGCTCGGGCTATTATCCATTTTTTAAAGGCCCGGAAGGCTGTGGAAAGCTTTGCAATAAAAGAACTACCTAATTTATACGCCGATAATACGGCTGGAGGATGGAAAAAAAGGTTCGTATGCCCTACTTTTAATAGTAATTATATTTTTTATAACAACTACAGCGTCACAGCAACCTTTAATCAAGAAAATAACTAAAAATTTTCATGAATAAAAGCCAAGCACACTCTTCGATTAAATCTCTCGCTCATGAAATGAGCAATTTGACGCCTTCTGCAATGGTGACCCTGTTTGAAATAGATCTTAGCGATATTTTAGATGCCGCGTCTCAACCGTCCCTTCAGGCTGAAGCGGCGAACATGGGTTTCCCCGGCGCTGTAGATAAGATCTTACGCTTTCATAATAATATTAAGGTCTTTAATTCCAAAATTATATGGAATGGCGAAGACTACTGGCCAGTACCGATCCAAGGGAGTGGTTTTGAAACTTCCAGCAAGGGAGCGCTTCCCACCCCTACTCTTACTATAGCCAGTCAAAGTAGTGAAGCTGTCACTCTTTTAACGCTGTTGAAGCATTCTATTCTAAAGTTTGGGGATATCATCGGGGCAAAAGTGACCAGAAGACGTACCTTCGCCAAATATTTAGATTGGGAGAATTTTGATTTCAATACAATTATAAGATCCAATCCTCGTGACAGAGTTTTCTCACCCAGAATGCAAGAACTTCCCGAGGGGTATGAACCAGATCCTAACGCCGAGCTCCCTCAGGACATTTACTATATCGAAAGAAAGACTTCGGAGAACAAGAATACTCTTCAATACCAACTTTCCTCTAGTCTGGATCTTGAAGGGGTAAAAATCCCCCGCCGCGTCATTATCTCGGATAGATGCAATTGGGAATACCGAGGCCCGGGATGTTGGTATGAATGTGTAAATAAAAGTGAAATTGAAGATGGGAAACAAGGTGTTCCCGTCTTACAGAAAGCCCAGCTTTCAACCCACCAAATAACATTACCAGACCATGCTCCCCCTGTAGCAACCGACAATGACGAACTAATAAAATCTATTACAGGAAATACGGCTGGTTACAAAGGGTCAGTGCTGGATGAATGGGACCGCGACCAACAAGCAACAAATTCAACAGGAGGGATCATAAAAGATGTTAGCTACTCGAAGGATGAAGTAGTATATATAATTAAAGACAAGATCAAATACTATTTCGTGGCTAAAGGAGATGTCCCCCTTGCTACCCCTCCCCCTAATAGCGATTATTGGATCGCGGACGAGTGCTCCAAAACGTTACGTGGCTGCAGATTAAGATGGGGGGTCAATGGGCAGGCGGCCACGGGAGGTGGCTGCCTTATTGGAGGGGACGCTGGAAGAGATGAAAATTCTAAAGCTGGAGGCCTCCCTTTTGGAGGGTTCCCTGCTGCGCGGAAAGTAGCCCGAGGAGGATAATGATGATCGCTGACTATATTAAAAAACAAATAAGGACCCATGCTCAAGAAAATTCAGAACAGGAATGCTGCGGCTTCGTCTTCGAAAAAGAAGCGTTACAATGTTACAATAGGTCCGAAAATCCCAGTGCTCACTTCAGTATTTCCCCGCGAGACTATCTCCAAGCGTCTCGCAAAGGGGAGATAAGAGGGGTCTATCATTCTCATATCGGGAATAATAAAGAATTTTCCATGGAGGATAAACAAATGAGTCATGGACATAACGTACCTTACTTCCTTTACCATTTACCCACAGACAACTTTTTATGCTACGATCCTAAAAAAGAAAAAGTCGTAGATATTGATAAAAAATTCGAATTAGGAAAAAGAGATTGCTACACCTTAGTAAAAGATTATTACAAAGACTTAGGGGTAGAAGTTTCAGGAAACAACGATCTTGGTACTGACTGGTTAGAAAGGAATCCGGACTTAATAGAAAATCTTTTTGATCTTAATAAAATGGACACTGAAACGTTGGAGGCTTTAAAAGATAAAGACGACGACCTAACAGGACTGCCCATCTCAAGAATAGAATGGTGCGACTGCCCCTCTTGCGGCCTTAAGCTTCTCAAAAAACATGACGTATTAGTTTTTGAGTTAATTAAGGGTGCTGGCCCATGTCACGTAGGAGTTTATATAGGAGAAGGAATGATGTACCATCATCCTCGCAAACGGTTTCCCACTACTGAAAAGCTTTCGGGGCTCATAAGAAAAAAAATCTTTAAAATATACAGATACAACAATTTAAATGAACAGAGTTAAAGTTACATTGCATGGAATTCTTGCTGAGCAAGTCGGTGAAAAAGAATGGAATCTTAAAGCGGCGAATGTGCGAGACGCGATAAGGGGGGTCCAGTCTAGTTGTAAAAAATTCTATACGTGCCTTCTAAATAATGACAAAAAGAATATTAAATATCGCGTTCTAATCAATGAGCAAGATTTCCTTATTGAGGAAGGTAAAGATCCGAGCACTCCCGAAGGACTGAAATCTTCCCAACTTTGTTTAGAAAAAATCTCAAATTTGAAATCTATTGATATAGTGCCCGTCATAGAAGGCTCTGAGGATTGGTTTGATTGGTTCACTATCATCTTGGGGGTAGCCTTAATTTGGATTGGTGCTCCAATGGCTATGGGAGCAGCTGGATGGGGTAGTATGTATGGGGCGGCAGTAGTAGCAGGTATAGGTCTTGTTGCTGCGGGGGTAGCAAACCTTCTGACTCCTGATCCAGAATTTGATGATTTTAGAGAGATAGAAGGAGGAGGGAGGCCTTCCTATACTTTTTCGGGACCTCAAAACGTAACTAATGAAGGTGGGCCAGTTTTTGTAGGCTATGGAAGGCTCCTTGTAGGGAGCCAAGTAATACAAGCTTCTAACGATATTGCTGATGCTTCAGCCGGAGTTCCTTTTACAAAAAACCCTAATAAAGGTAACAATAATATCGTATGGGGCCGCACAGATTACGGCTTAAGATATAATATAAGAGGAACCGACCAAAGGCTCTATAAGAGGATTCTCCAAATCAACAAACCTTTTGCAACATGATAAGTGACATAGATATAATTATTGCGGCTATATGTTTCGTTTATGAAATACCTTTAATCTTATTGGATAACGCCGTGGATGTGATATGGGACTCTCTGACCATGGGGAGCCCTGCTTTGTTGGCGAATTTTTTTGGAGGAGGGTCGGTTCCCACTAATAGATCGCCGGTTACAGACCAACGAGGAGTGGTGTCCGGCAAAATTTCCTCGGACGAAAGCAAGGGGCAATTAGTAGTAGTAGATTCTGATGCAGAAGTTGTAGATTTAATAGGAGAAGGTTCTATAGAAGGCCTCGTCTCCGGGACATGGAGCTTCGAAGGAGCAAAGGGGGCCACTGGCTACACTACAACAACGCCTTGGATGGGGTCCAACGGGTTTACTCATTATATCGCGACGGGGACCCTCGTTGACTCAGACAGTGAGGAGGCCAAACAACAGCGCAAGGACTTGGGCTTCTTGCAGTCTATATACTGGAACAACACTCCTGTAGCAGATAGAAACGGATTCTATAATTTCTCCAATATCAACGTTGAATATACTAAGGGGCTACCAGAGGGCAATTTAGCAGCTTTAAATCCAGACCTCCCTTTTCAGGAATCGATGGATTTGACAGTTGAAAGACCTATTGGGGAAAGATTGTACGGCCTTTCCCTCCAAGGGGGCAGTATCCCCAGCGCCACAAAAGACAGTACACCATCCCAGAGCGAATTGGCGGAAAGCGCCGCTATAGATACTGTTGCTAAAACTTATTCAATAATCAACAAAGAATGCGGCAAAGTTCAATTACGCGTGAGAGTGTCTCAGTTGTTCGAACAAATAAGAGACGATGATGCCCCTAGGAGTTATGATGAAGACGATGACATCCCAGCAGTGGGGTATGGAGACATTAAAGCTCGCTCTATTAGATACAATATTTATTACCGCCCTTTATTTGACACTTACTCAGACACTACCGACGGTACACCCCCAGAAATCCCTAAATGGGAATTTTACAAAACGGAAACTATACAAGGTCATGTAGATCAAGTATATGTGCGTTCTACAACTATAGACTTCCCTTCTGAATATTTTGATCAACCCGGCTTCAATGGATGGGAAATTAAAATCATCAGGACAACCCCAGAGTCTCTTACTGCTTATTTAAAAAACCAAAGCTTTGTAGATTCTATTGTAGAAATTTATGGCACTAAGCTGCGTTACCCTTATAGCAGCATGGTATACTCTAAATTTGATGCCGAATTTTTTAGCAGAATTCCTTCGCGCTCGTACGACACGAAGCTTTTAAAAGTTAAGATCCCTAACAATTACAACCCCATAAAGAAAACGTACGGCAGAAGTGATGCGCTAACCATACTAGACGCGGGATGGGGGCTAGGAGGCGGTACAATTAACTGTAAGGTTACTACTAAACTGAAAGAAGATCAATTAGTCTACTTTCAAAACGGGGCCATTATGAAAGTTGGGACCGAAACTCTCCCTACTGCTAGTACGTCTATACCCGCCGGGTCAACATGGGTAAGAGGAGGGTCACATGGAGCTCTCTATGGAAACTATCAATACCCCACTCTTGGAGACCAAGCAGCGACTACCGAAGGATACTCCGGAGGAACTGATAGCGATAATTTTTGGGATGGAGGCTTTAAGCAGATAGATCAGTGGCCCGCAGGGATGGCGGTTCCTTTTCCGACCCCTGCTCTTGTGGAAAAAGAATGGACCGATAATCCGGCGTGGTGTTTTTATGATTTATTAACTAATCCTAGATACGGTTTAGGAGACTTTTTGGAAGAATCCCAAGTGGATAAATGGGCCTTGTATGAAATTTCCCAATACTGTGATGTTATAGTTCCTGATGGAAATGGGGGGTTAGAGCCCCGTTTTACCATGAACCATATAATCACTTCGCGCGAAGAAGCTTACAAGGTTGTCAATGACCTCTCTTCTATTTTTCGGGGAATTGTCTACTACTCTAATGGCCTCATACATGCAGTTCAAGACGCTTTCAAGCAACCCCTTTATCAATTTAACAATTCTAACGTGGTGGAGGGTAGTTTTAATTATTCCTCCTCCTCAAAGAAGTCTCGTCACAGCGTAGCAGTGGTAAGATATATAGATAAAACTAACCTATATCAACCCGCGGTAGAGTATGTAGAAGATCCAGAATCTATAAAAAGATATGGCTTACGTCAGATAGAAACTACCGCGCTGGGGTGTACTAGTCGCGGTCAAGCTCGAAGATTTGGTCAATGGCTCCTAGCGAGCGAGTCTCAGGAGACCGAAAGTGTTTCATTTGACGTAGGTCAAGATGGAGCTTATTTGAAACCGGGCGATATAGTTCAAATATATGATCAATACCGCACCCCTTTGAAGTTTGGCGGAAGGACTAATATAGTTCAAGGAGTCGAATCTTCTCCGGCGGGACCGATAACCTACCCCGAGCCTGTAATAGTTGACGGCGAATATACTCTCGGCCCAGACCAAGGACCCGTAACGGGGAATAGTATTATAATTGATAATGCCGTAGCTTTTACCCCGGATACTATTTATAAGTTCTCGCTTTTAACTCCTACTTACAATTATGAGTCTACGGAAATTAGCGACCTAGCCTCCACGGATGAAGTAAGAAGGTCCCAAATTCAAAATTTATATTTCGATGGAAGCCATACCCAGACGATCACAGGATCTTATGGCGATAACCTATTACGGTCCGACTATGAAGAAGGAGGAAGCGGGATTGCTACTCAAATTTATTTCCATACCGGGCTTATGCTCACAGATGGAACCCCTATAGGAACAGGGAATCAGTTGGATTTCGACAATTATGTTATTACTGGCTACACCAATGATTATGTCAAAGGGGACGTGGATGGAACCACAGATGTCCCCGCTTCTTATTCGGGGGGATGCTTTTCTGGAGAAAATCTAGTGTGGAGCGCTGAGGTAAACAACCCCACGGGAAGTGAATATATTAGTGGGCATTTTGCTAACTATCGTATTATAAACGTTGCTGAGAGTGACCAAGATAATAGCTACGGAGTATCCGCTTTAGCCTATTCTACAGGAAAATATGACTACGTAGAGAATCGCTTAGCTTTTGAGGACGTGCAAGTAGATAAAAGACCGATTTGGCCTTATCTTCATTATAACAGAACTATTCCACAGTCGGGTATTCAAGACTGGGCAACTATAGAGGCCGGGCACCCTAATGATAATACCGCTGGGTTTCCTGAAGCTCGGTACGACGACTATTCAACGTTTGAAGTCACTTTCCCTCAAGCCTCCACCGCTCTCGAAGCTGGTATGGCAGCGGGCGTTAACACCCGGTATGACATACAGTCAGCAAGTAAATTTTCATTGCCCCAACGGATGAATTATCACATTTACGTAATGGAGCAGGATACATTGGGGAATGGTTTCAATGATGCTAGTCTTACAAAGAACAGTTTTACTATCCCCATCAACGATGGCGGCGCTACTGAAAATGTAGGAGCCATCCTTCATGAAGTAACCGACGAGGAATATAATAAGAACTTTTTAATGACCGATTCGGATAACCTTCCCCCTGAGCGGCCGGTTCTTTATTACTTAGACGGGGACCCTACAAAAAGCGCCTCCCAAAAAGGCTTTGCTATTGGGGCGACAACAGTAGAAGATGGTAAGACACCCAAGGCGGTTCAGTTTTTCTTAGAAAAATTAATTACGAAAGACACTAATTATTGGTTTGCTATATTTGCATTCAATAATCGAACCCGTTCCCGTGAAGCTATTGTCGGATTGATCCCTTCTACGACAGCGGTAGTCTCGAACGGTCTAATCTCCTCTAAAAGAATTAAATCTAATCAAACTTTTTCTCTCGTTAAAGGGCTTAATATAGATGGGTTGTCGACTCAAAGCCTGATTGGTCCCTCCACTACGCGAAATGCCTTAAATGTATTAAATTCCACTCAGCCTTCTTTTAACTGGGACCTTTCAAATATTTACGATGAAGATAACGTAGGTTTAATAGATTTTTATGACGATTACGGAAAGAGAATGGCTCTCTCAAGTACGCAGTTATACCGTATTACTATAAGAAAATATAACAAACGCTTCGAAACTAATAGCGCGGTTAATGACTGGACCCCTTCTTCCGATATATATTTAGAAATAACGGGATATGAACAGCCAATATTTAACGCTTCTTTTGTCTTCTTACGAGACTATAACAGTCCCCATATAGTTTCCAGTCTTCATGAGAATAGTGACGCCACCAAATATGACGCCCAAGGAAAAGCAGACGCTTCTCTCTCTCAAGAAGATACCGCATGGTATAAAGTAGATGAAAGTGGGGTTATATTCAAAAATAACCCTAATGCTTTCCCTCTAAGGCAGTTTGATGTTGTTGTAGAAGCTCATGACAGAGATGGGGCCACTAGCGCGGGCAACTTCGTTTGGAACGGAACAATTAACCCCGTGCTTACAGTGGGAGAGGAAACAACCAATACTTACCAAGAGATGAACGGGTATAACTTCTTGCCATGTTCTCTGGGAACACCTAGCGGTTTAGTGTTTGCTCAGTATGATGAAGACCCTAAGGATAGGTTGGATGATTATTCCTTCTTGACGCAAGGCCAAGCCCATACGAGAGAATACCCTTACTTGGCTCATGCAGCGGTTTATACAAATGGAGAACTTCACCTAAATTTGGATCTCTCCCAAGATCTGGCAGGCAATACTATTTTAGATCCCGCACAACTAAAGAATAGTTTTCCTGATGTAAGAGGTTTGGTTTATTATTATAGCACGGGAGACAACTCAAGTATTGACAGTGAAGTAGAAGGATTGAACGGGAAGAGTCAAATAGTCTTCAACCCAAATAATAAGGCTCCCTTCTTTGACCTCCAGCCGGAAAACATAGCGAGCTCTTTTAATTTTGGGCGCCAAGGAAATGTTAAATATATAAAAAGCAATGGCGATTACGGCGACTACGGAAAAAAGAATTCTCCAGCCGCGACTGAAGGTCAGCTGGCAGAAAATATAGCGGAGGAAGGGCAACCTCCGGTTTATCGCGACACAGGAAAAAATGTATTAGTTTATAGATATTTTCATCTTTTTGATAGTTCTACCGATCCCCGTAATATAATCATTAAGTTCCCTAAAATTGCGGCAAGTAATGTACAAAATCTTTATTTGACCGTGGCTCTTTTTGATAGTCTATCTTTCTTAGAACATTTTGATGAACGGGGATTTCCTAAAACTAAAGCGTTAGATTTAAACGGCGCTGCTTCCGAGACAAGTAAAACACCAGTTCCGGGCGTAATAATAAAACCTAACGGAGATCCCGAGGTTGTAGCTCAAACAGTTGAGACTATTCTTCTCGACGACACCCTGAATTTCTCTACCATTCCATATGACAGCCATGACGCTGCGGGCCAACCTGTTGACTGGAAGGATGAGCTTAGGAATGAAACAGTGAATCCCCCAGTAGGGTTCATGCTCCCTCCGGGATCCCCTATTTTCCTTAAAGAAAGGAGCTTACAGACCAAAGGTCAGTCGGCTCTAGCTTACAGGGCATGGTGGGATATAACCCTAGATCCGGGAGAGCAATATTTTGAAATGGATTTTGATCAGCCACTAGTAACTACAGAGGGAGACACGACCCCATTCTACAGGGGGCCATATAAACTAAATCGAGCAGAGCTCCCTGAGAGCGAAGCTGCCATAGAGAAGATTTCTGGTCCTTTTGTGAAATATGCCGAGAGCGTCACGGCTGCCCTTAATAAAAATAAGTTTAAAGGAATATCCTCTATCGATTTTGAGGTGACACCCTCGAGTCTTCTTGAATATGGCACCCCGGGAGACCGAAGGCATTTTCCTTTCGAGGGATACCTCACTATTAATTTTGAGACCGAGCAGGACCCGTCTAAATATACGGTGGATTTAGAATTCAAAGGAATGACGGCGGCCTCCTCCCAGCAACAAGTAGTAAAAATAACAGATGGCCCCAATGAAACCAATCAAAATTCTAATTTAAGGGATTACGTCCCTAATGATTACCCCCTTGGAGACTGCCGCCTTGAAGAAAAGTCTAAAAAATATATTAAACTCTTTCTCTCCCCCTTCTATATAGGCAGCGTCTCACAAGGGGGAATGTCTGCGGAAGAAAAGGTGCAGTCAGGTGAATGGTGGTGGTGGAGAAAGTGGTGGGTGGCGAGCCCCGGGAGGGTCGATTACGGCACATATAGGAATCAGTGGAAAAGTGGTGGTTATCCTGCAAATGGCGCACGAACCAAGGTACAGTTAAGAGCGGGAGTTACCCTGAAGGCGCAGCCCTACGGAGCAAGGTACCTACAGTTTGACTCTAGGGTTACTGCTGGTGTTACTACGAATGTGAGGTACTTTAGCACCTTCGGGTTTCAAGACTACCTGAAAAACGCCACAACCAACGAGATAATAAAAGGCTGGGTTCCTAACAATAAGACGTGGTACCCCAACTTTAATGGAGGAGGAGACGACCTTAATAACAATGGAAGATTTTACATGATGACAAACCTAAACTCTGAGGGATCCCTTGATTACATTCAAGAAGGTAAGTGGTCCATTGATACTTGGGTTACGGGTATGGAGGGCTCGGTGGAAGCAGAGGCTCTTTCTAAACAGCAGCAAAAGGTAAATACTTTTATCGCCAATGCTTACGGGAAATCCGGTTTGGCTAACTGGAACTTTTTAGGTCAACAAATCAAGATTAAAGGTGGTATATTGCAGACGGATACTTTTGACGTCGTACCCCTTTAAAATTATAATTAATTGATGGAATCGGCAGCTTTCTCAGCAAGTATAAAAAAAGATAGCAAGAATCTATATCTTTCTACTAATTATTTAGTTTCCACTCCTAACGGGACTTACGTTAAAGTTGGTAAAAATGAAATATTTTATCAGGTAGAATCCTCCCGTACCCTTCAACTAAAGAAGAAGTTCGTATGCCATGGGGATTATATCACAATAAAAGGAGATTATACCTCCCAGATAAGCCGAGGAGACTCTGCTAAGCTTTATTTCGCCGAAAAAGAGGCAGTTTCCATAGGTGAAGTAGTTAAAGGAGCGCCTAAAAGAGCTTTTGGAGAAATTTTTGCTGCTCAAGGTGGTCATCAATCTAGTTCTCGGGATAACCTTACAGGCTTTCCCGCTTCTATTAGGATAGGGTCGGTAGATAAAAAAGGCTTTCCTCAGGAATGCTTCATAAACGAGGGAGGTCGTTATCTTACGCCGCCTTCTAATCCTGTGGAAGTTACCCATGAAGATGGCACTACCCTTGAATTAAATATTGAATTTGATGACGCATCAGAGACTTCGGTATTTGAAAGGGATTTTCAACACGTTGAGTTCCGTGGTGGACTAACAAAACTCCACATGAGCTACCCTTTTCCTACGGATATACAAGAGGGAGAGATGATCCTTTCTAAAACAGTTTTCTCTTTATCCCAACCTTATTCCGCTGAAGGTGTTGATAACGTACCTTGCCAGACTAGCTCCGACTTTTCCCCTATTAATAAAATCCCCCTCATGCCGCCTAGCTGCATAGCTCCCCATTCGATATATAATAAAGCGATGGAAACTATTGATATAAGGCTCATGGAGCTTGAGCGGGAAATAACCCGCTTAAAAGCAAAGAATTAAACTGACCCAAACTTGGTAGTATTTTGGAGAAGCCCCCCGGGTCGCTGCTGCTTTATAATTTCCTGAACGACGACAGTCTGTAAAGCGGCACCCAGTTGTTTGTTTTTCTCAGCCTCTTTCACTGACCCCTCGGAAGATGCATTGCTACTGTCCTGAGAGGCATCTACGCTAGCATTTCCTCGTTTATCAACATTGACGTTGATGCTAACGTTATTGTTAATGCCAGCTCCTACTGTACCTGCCGAACCAACATACCCTCCATTGGCGTAACCGGGAACATTACCACGATTGAGCTCGTTCATAAAACCCAATCCGTGAGTACGGACGGTATCAGGACTCATTACGTATTCACCACCCATTAACATAGCTGGAGAACGTTTAGCCGATCCACCTTGCGCCATATCAGGTAAGCCGCTATCGTTTATACCCACTCCCGCATCCAAATAATCACGAGCGCTCATGCCGCCCCGTTGTGAAGCGCTCAAGGCATTAAAGTTTTTCCTGCCTCCTCCGCTTACACTGGCACCCGTTAATTCGGATGTCAGTGGTCCGGTTTTCCCCATCATATAACTTCCGCCGATTAACATGGCTGCATTAGCGTAGGCGCTTATGAGCCTTCCCCTTTTTTTAGCCTCATGAGCTCTCACTACTTCTTTGCGACGACGAGTCTCATCAGTTAAATAGTCCTGATAACCCCCCATAGCCTCTTCCCTACTAAACATTCTAGCGGTTTGAGGGTCATCGGCTCCTAACCTTCCTGCTAATGATAAACCGCTACTTACATCGTAGGCACCTTCAGTGGGGCGAGACCTCTCACTTACCAAACGTCCAGTCGCGGGATCTCTACGGTAAAAATTGAACCCCTTACTCAAGGAAATAGCAGCGCTCTGAGATGAACCACCCGCAAAGCTAGCCCCTGTAGCGTTAACATCCGGCCCTCCGTAATAACCGTAAGCCCCTCGACCATGACCGTAATCCTGCCCCCTCCAAGGGGAGGCCTGCTTTTGATTACTTTGATTAATTAATCCTGACACAGCGCTTGCTCCAGCCGAAACCGCAAACATCCCCCCCATACTGTACCCCGGCGCTCCACCATTAATTGCATTTAAAGCACTATAGCCAATCTTTTGAGCTGCAGATTTTTTAATAACAAACTCCCCGCCATTCATCATGGCTGGAACATCATCTTTGTAACCAGAACCACCAGTTACTATCCCCCCTCTATTATACCCCGGAACCGAACCCCCCCGTGAAAAACCCATTTGAGAGAACAGCATGTTAGTTCCGATACGTGCTGTGATGTCTGAAATTGTATTTAATATACTATCGGCAAACTGAGCTATTGCGCTACGGGCATCTGTAGCTCCGCTTGTTATACTCTTAAACGCGTCGGCAAAAGAAGACTTCATGGATGCAGCGGCATCGGCTCCTCCTGACTTTAAATCATCGAATAAAGCGTAGTCGTCATAAGTCATTCCACCACGGAAACCTCGGCCAAAAGCGCCCCCTATATCACTCTGGTTAATGCCTTCTGTACGCATTCTATTTCTTTGCGTGATATCTTGTTGCGACAAAACATCAGCAGCACTCATTTTCCCGGCCGCTCTAAGATCCTCGTAATATACTAGTTTCTTCTGGTCTACTATTTGCTTAGTTATGGCGAGCTCATTAGCTTTATCTTTATTGAACTGGCGAGAGATTTCAAGCATCTTCTTATCAATAGCATTCTGTTTTTCTGCTAAAGTTTTTGCGTTGCTATTCTGTATACCGAGCTCTTTCATTTTTTGATCGAGCTCCTCGCTTCTTGTGAGCAGCTTATCTAAAACTTTTGGTCCAAATTCTTTTACTATCTGCTCTTCAATAGTGAGGGTACCTTTTTTTCTCTCTTTTTCTTGAACAGCTAAAATTCTCTCTTGCAATGCGTCAGTACCACCTCGGCCCAAACTTTGGAAAGTGCTACGAGCGATATCTATATTAGGAACGTCTACACCGCCGCCGAATGGCAGACCGAAGGCACCCTTAGGTAAAGCCCTTCCGGTCTTAGGGTCGAAAGCTGTCCCTGTGCGACCCCAAGTCCCTTTGTCGAATTTTGAGGCAAAAGTTTCAAATTCTTTAGCAAATCCTGCCACATCAGAGGCCATTTGAGAGTCAAAAGTCTCTCTGGCCACGCGGCTCGCATTTTCAAAATTCTTAGCAGCTTCGTTAAGGGATTGCGCTAGCTTTGCGTCGGCTACCCCGAAAGTATCCTTAGTAGCTTTCGCTAAAGCCATGTCATAATTATTTTGAACTTTTCTTAATTCAGTACTTTGTTTTATTTCAAGTTGAGTTTCTTTAACTCGATTTTTACTGGCTACTGAAGCTTGCCTGAGCCCCTCAACAAAAGACCGAGTCTCTCTAGCTCCGATTCTTGCGGCTGCCTTCTGCTCTTCTGGGGCTAGTTTGGATGCTGATTCTGCGAGTCCTATATCTTGTTTTATGGATTGCGGGCTAAATTGACTAGCAAAGGGCTTAGCCTTCCTACCCTTAACGTCAGTGGAAATCCAGCCACTACCCGCTCCCGGGATGCCCCTTCCTGACAGCATGTTTATAAAAGCTATCCTAGCTTCCGGTGTATTTACAGTTTTCTTAAAAGCGGTGCGCGCGTCCGAAGCTATACCAGCTACGTCCATAGCTTTATCCATTCTCTTTTCAAAACCTCCTCCGGCAGCCATCAGCGGACTGGATCTAAATATATCATAATTTCGACCCCCAGATGGGCCTAACCTCGAGGTTTGGGCGGTCAACCCCTGAATAATGCTTAACGCTTCTGGGTTATTCCTTAAGACGGTTCCTATGTCCCCTTTCTGATCCAGAGCCTTTGTTCCCATAAACTTACTATAAAAATCCGGAGTGGCACGAGCGGCTCTAGCTTTTCGCGCTGAACCAATCTCCCTTTGAAATTCCTCCATCATACCCTCGCCAGCAAGGTGCTTTAGCACCGGAACGTCGAAATCTTTTGCTACACGAAACGGCAGGTGAAGCGCTTCTAGTAGCGGCCACCCCGTTCCGGGCGCCAACATTTCCAGCCCTCTTCCGGTATTGCCTTGAGCAAATTCTTGCTGTATCGGGGCCGGGAGATACTGCTGAAACCCTCCTGCGTTGGCTGCCTCTTTTTCGGTTATAGAGGCAAGTTTTGAACCCATAACCTCAAACTTCTTAGATCTTAAACCTTTTTGATATTCTCTGTTAGCGTCTGTTTGTATTTGTTCAAGCTCCTGATATGAAGTGAAGCCTCCCCCTCCCGTTATCCTATCCAACATACCTTGAACATTTTTTTGCGCGGTAGGGGAGCCTTCTAATTTAGAGATCAAACCTCTTATATTACTAGTGACTTCGCGTCCTTTAGCTAGTCTTTTTTCAGGAGTAGTTTCTACCCTTAATTGCGCCAAGTTAGATCCAAGGTTCGCTATAGCCTCCGAAACCTGCGATCCTTTCTTTTCCATCTCGGCTAATTCAGCAGATAAAACCTCAAAAGATCGAGTAGCTGCATAAGTATGCTGGGTCACTAAATCCATCCCTAAACTGGCGGCCCCAAGGGCTCCTCCGGCAGCTGCTCCCCACGGACCACCCATCATCATTCCCATTCCGGCAAAACCCGCTATACCACCGCCACCCCGAGTAAGTGTCTGCTCTATACTCCCCTCTTCCATTTTTGAGGCTGCAGCCCCGGCGGCCATCTGTACCAGCATGCCACCCATTGCAGCACCCATTCTTCGGGTTTGCGAAGTGGCCGCTTTACTAGCTTTGGCTGAATCTTTGGCAGCTTTGCCTGCATCTTTCAATCCTTTATCAAGGTCTTTGTAACGGTCTACATCAACGCTCCCTGTGTGTGGCCTACCCGCGCCGGTAGTTTCATCAAAAAAGTTTGGAACTCCATGAGATTTAGGATTAATACCGCGAGACCGTGCTCTCGAAATACCTTGACCTAATCCTGCGGGTTCATGTATAGTATTATATACTCCCAATCCTCCCGGGTTACCCCCCGAAACCAAAGAATTACTGCTACCTACCCTTATAGCTGAAGAAGGAACTCCGGCTGAGAGTTCTCTACCTATTGCATTAGTTAGTGGAGAGACAGCAAAGTTGGGGATATGGCCCAAAGCCTTGTTCATACCTCGAGTAGGAGCTTTCCCAGTAGTGTTCAAAACCCCTACTGTTCCTCCAGCTGTGGCTTCATACTTCGTTGCTATGGCTTTTACTATATTATTTATATTTGGCCCTACGTTCATTCCGGCTGCGAGAGCATCGTTAACAACTTTCTTAGGTATGTTTCCGCTCATCGCCGCCTCTGTTCCAATTTTAGCTTCGATTTTGCTTCTTGTAGGCTTTAACCTTCCCCCTTTTTTATTAATGAAAGCTATTAAGTCTTTATTGGCATAGTTAGGCCCGTTGTAATCAAAAGCCGCTGATCTATCAGCTAAAGATTGTTCGTCTACGGCCGCCCTCATCCCTTCTTCAAATATGTCCCCTTCGGTTCCTTTACTCAAGGCTTTCATGTTGAATTTACGAGCCTTAGAATTCGGAAAAAGTTGACGAGATAAATCTTTTGCGTATTTAGTGAAAGACCTTTGGAGTGAGGGAAATTCGCCAACAGTATTCGAGAAAGTATCTGTACCTTGGCTAAACGGGAATATAGGAACCGCTGGAAGTGGAGACATCCTTAACATTAGACTCTGAAGAATCTTCCCATCTTTTCCATCAAACATCTTTCTAGGCAACATCTTCTGAAGAGCTGGGATACCTTTCGGCCCGAGGGCTTGCTGGCTGAACATTATAGGGGTAGTAGCGGTGCCTTCTTCTGTGATAATCCCTATATCTTTCATTTTAGAGATATCAACAGCAACATCTAAATTAACGGGAGCTGGTTTACCTTGTTTTCTGGCCAACTCCGCTTGTATACCTAAAGTTCTTGCGCCTTTATTCCTATTAAGGGTGCTAGCGATAGCTGACCCTGCCGCGAAGTTGGGGACAAACCCTTCAGCTGCATAAGGATTAAATCCGTGAGCCGCACTAAAAGCGGATTTGTAATTGGCCCCTGCGAGGCTACGCCTAGGAGGCATTATGGCTGACTGAGACATACCGGGGAACCGTTTAACGGTTTCCGCCGAATTATACATAACCCTACTACCTCCCGGTTGGGTCATAGTCCTAATAGCTCCCGCTTTATATCCTCCTGCGGCCGCTCCTGCTCTTTCTGCTCCCGCACTGGCGAAGTTAGGTATAAAACCCGCCGACCCCATATAGAGGCCTCCGCTACGACCAATTCTTGCACCTTTAGCGGCAACACTTGCAGCGATGGGAGCAGCTATAGTTGTCATAGCGGCCCGTGCTAAAGTCTGAGCTTGAAGGGTTTTTAGTATTTGCTGCTCTAGACTTAAAATGCTAGTGTCTTTCCTTAAGACCGATTGGAGGAGTAGTGGTTCTTTAGCTAAAGTCTCCACGATAGCCGTCTGAATACCCTGCCTCTGTTGAGAGGCTTTATTGATATTCATTATATCCGCAAAAGCTTTTCCCGTGAATTTTGTTAAATTGTAGAAAAGTTTACTAACAGTAGCGGTTATAACAACAAGGCCGGGACCAGCGATGAAGTCTCCCAACCCCTGCATTATCCCCTTGCCCCAATTCTTGCCGAAATCTGCCAAAGCCCCTCCCTCTCCGAAACTCTCTAAAACTCCATTTACAACCCCCAAGGTCCTCCTGATGGCTGGCTCAATTGTAGCCCCTCCTAAACCTGCTCCGGCTTGAGTCAGGTTCGACATAGTCCGGTTCACTAAGGCGTCTAAACTTTGATTTAACTGTTCGTTTCTTCTATAGGCTTCGTCAGTGGCACTACTGGCCGTTCTTAACGCCCTTCCATAGTTGGAGGTAGTTGACGATAAGTCGGCCATTGCAGCTTTAAGTATATTAACTTGAAAAACTCCAGCTACCTGCTCCGCAGTTTGAGCTTGGGTCGCTTTAGATAACGTACTAAAACCACCTGCTAAATTCTGCAAGACTTGTATCCCACTCAGCGCCTCCCCATTAAAATCGGTAACAGCAATACCTAAATTTCTTAAATTCTGTAAAACGTCTTTACGCTGCAACCTTGTAAAAATAGTTTTGAAGGCGTTACCAATAACAGCTCCGCCTCGAGCAGTTCTTTGTTGCACGGCGGTAGTTATAGCTAACAACTCGTCCATACTGACCCCCGCAGAAACTGCAGAAGCGCCTACACGAGATATAGATTTAGCCAAGTCATCGGAACTAACAGCAAAAGCTGCATCAACTTTTGCCATTTTGTTGATTACTTGAGCAGAAGTCACCCCTTCTTTATTGAAAGAGTTAACGGCGGCAGTGAGAGATTTAACGGCTTCTGCCGCATCCATGCCGGTTAATCGAGTAAGAATCAATGCGTCTTTTGTACGCATTAATGTTTTTTCCATCCCTAAACCTTGACGGGCTAACTCTGTAGCGGCTTCCGCCACCGTATCAAACCCTTGAGCAGTTTGTTTACCCACTTGAAACATCCCTTGCCCAAATTTTTTGAGGCTCTTCTGGGAGGCGTTCATCACCACGTTGACATCAAGGAGGGCTTTTTCTACCTTGAGAGTGCTAGAGACCATACCTTTAAAGGCGCGGTCAATTTGCATGATGATTCCGGCTGAAGCGCCGAAAGCTACAACACGTGCGTTAGAGGCTTCGAGGGACTTGGTAAACTCATCGGCTTTAACCGTAGCCTTAGAGAGGCCGGAGCCTAATGCACGGACTTTCTCCCCTCCTGTGCCTCCAAACCCTTTGAGAGCTTTACCGCTAGCGACCCCAAGCCTCTCCATTTCCTTTCGGATACGGGCTAAATCTCTGTCTGCATCTCGGGTATTGAGTAAGAAATCAATTGTTACGCTATCTTTTGCCATATTCCTAGTGTATTATTACACTATTTTTGGCTTACGTTCCGTGAATTTTCATCATATCATCCATACTAAGCCTTCCTCCCTTTTCTGCGGCTTTCTTAGCGAGACTTATAGTTTCCCCCGGATTATCTAAACCTAAACGTTTAAGATCGTCTTTTGTTGCTCCAACAAGCGATGTAGCTCCGTGCTCTCCCGCTTTAGCTTCAGATTTTTCAAGAGTTTCAGCGGCGCTTTTTGTCGACTCAAACCACTCTACAAGCTTTTCTGGGTGTTCGGCGATATGATCTGGCGGCTTCTTCTCTGAATTCTGGATCATGCTCTTGTAATAACGCCCATAACCGAATAATTCAAGCTGGTAAAAACTCAAATTGACTAAAGGTTTCCCAAAAAATACATGAGCATTGTCTTCGCATAAATAAAAGATGTTAGTAAAGAACGCGGAGACGGAAATCCTCTTTAAAAGAGGGGATTTAAATTTTTCTACCGACTTATTATATAACCCGATTAAACTTACAAGTTTTTGTTCCTCTAAATCCTCATATTCCTCAGCCGTAAACAAGCTCTCCCCTCCTTCAGTTTTCAAGGCATTGTAAATGTAATGTTCATTGATCCTACGTGAAGCATAGGCTTCGGCAGTAAATCCTATTAACTCTTCTTTCTCGTGCTCTAGTTCTATTAGCTTGGTTCGTTGAATTTTAAGCTCCTCATTAGCTTGATTTACGTGGGCCTGAAGAAAAACTTTCTTTTTTGTATTTTCCAATCCTGCTATGTGTGATTTAGTATTTAAAACCTCTTTATTTTTTTCTTCGGTCCAAATTTCCTGTTCCAGAAGGTCGTCGATTCGTTGTTTTCTGGAGGGGAGACCTTCGTCAATAGCTTTTTTATAGAAGGCGCGATTTTTAATATCTAATTCAGCAGAATCAAAATTAGTAAAATGTTTAATCCTAACTGTTTTATAATATTCAGACTGAACTAGGGAAAAACCCCTAAGTATTTCGGAAAAAGTAACCTTTAAGTCTATAGGGTCCATCACCCATCTGTCTTTTCTTCCTCTTCGGCTTCTTCATCTAACTTAAGGGCTAGATCTACCATTTCTTGGAATTCTTTTTGAGTATTAGGCCTTCCCACGAACCAAAAGCTGACATAATAGGCGAACTTACGAGCTACGACAATCTCAAAGATATCGTCTCCCTCGTCTATGTCGTCATAGGTCTTTAATTTACTCTCAAGGTCGCCAGAACCAAAAAATTCTACGTCTTTTCCGTCTTGTTCTGAGTGAGCCAAGTGAAGCATCCACCACAATATAACCTTGTTGCGAGCACGACTTTCCGCGGTTTCTTCATAAAGGCTGTCTTCCTCTAATTGGAGATCTCGCAGTTCCTTACGCGCAGGACGGACCTCTTTTTCGAGCTCTTTAAGCCTTTTCTTTTGGGAAGTGGTTCTTTTTTTCTCGGTGATGTCTAGGATTTTAGACTGCTCTTCATAGAAGTTTTTAAGCCTATCTGTAATAGCTTTATATTTCTTAGTATCTTGTTCGCTCCGGGTTCCCCCGTCGTTTTCAAAGCGTTTTTCAAGCAATGCTCGCGTTAAGAGCCCAGCTTTAATTCCTTCAGCTAGTTTTACTCCATAATATAACTCGGCCTCATCAGTCATAGCGCGAGTAGGTCGTCTTAAAAAGAATTTATGAGGGACCTCTTTTACTACATCTTTAGAAGTGGTTACTTCGCTACCGTCTTTTTTCTTTTCAACGGACTTTTCTTGAACGGTCTCTTCCTTATTTACGGTGAACTCGTATATGCGCTTCATTTTGGTTTATTATTGTTGTATTCGACGAATTTTTCAAAATATTCCTCCAAATCGCGAATTGTATCATTTCCTAAATCTAGGATTCTTTTACGGATTCTTTGGTGGGTTTCTTCGGGAATTTTGAGTCCATCGACCTGAAGATCTTCGAGGATAAAAAAGAATTGTTTATAGAGATTTGTTATTTTCCGCTTTGTTTGAAAAGCAAAAAAATTATTGATTATGTCCCTATCCTTTCCTTCTTCCTTAGACATGCCTTCTACCTTATATCCTACTATAAATTACACTATTTGAACAAAAAAAATCCCCCAAAAGGGGGATTTTTGCAAAATATAAAACGGGACATTAGAACCCTCTATTTGTAGTGATATTATTAAATCCACTCATAAAAATACCAACATCAGTCTGCTCAGGTCCACCAATCTGGTTACTGAAATCAAGAGTTACTGATTTGTTATCACCGATAGAAGACGTAAACGATTCACTGTCAAGTTTCAGCTTACGCATTAAGATAGCCGCTACAACCGGTTTGTCGGCGGGAACATTGCAATTTCCTGCAGTCTTCATCTTGATTACAGCATCGTAAGATTCGTCACAATTAATATAGTCCGCTATACTGCCACTCGTCAAATCTGCCAACACGGCATCGACGCTTAAACTTGAAGTAATTGGGAAGTCAACCACACGAGCGAAAGCGAATCGTGAGCCAAGTCTTTCAATTGGTGTACGACTAAGATCGAAACTTACGTTATAGCTCTGGATATGAGCATCAGCAATGTCTGCACCATTAATAAGGTCTTCCGAGGTAGCACCTCCGTTCATCAAGGCTTCGTCAATATTAGCTGACGCATCGTGAGCATAGAGACTTAGAGTAATGTCACCCGGACGAAGAGAGCTAATGTCAGAGCCAGCATCCATCGTAGCGTTTCCGCTATAAACCGGTAGAGCGACGTTCTCACTTACCTTCGTTCCATCGGTAGCGTTAACCGCTGGGCTTATTCCTGAGATATATTGAAGCTGCTCATGCACCCCATTTACAGTCCCGGTCCGGAAACCCGGATTTAGCGGAGACGCCCCAACTTGATTAACATTGTCACCACTTTTAATAGGAAGGTTTACAAAATTCATGTTTTGGCCTTCCACAGAAACACTTGCGGTTGGCAGGCCTCCTACAGAAGCTTCTGTGCTGTAAGAAGTAATAAACCCATTACCAATACCAATAATACTCTCGTAATTACCAGTCACCATAAGATCGGCTGCATCTGCGCCTTCTTTAGTAGTTAGGACAAAGTAATCTTTTTGGTTTGCCGTAGTGGCTGAGTTAATAATACCTGAAATACAAGAGGTCATTTCCGGACCTATATTTGGCTCAGCGCCCGCCGTTCCTTGTGTAGCGCTCCCTGACATAGGAACTCCACTTGGGGTTATCTCAAATCCAAGGGCCTCCTCGTTACCAAAACCATTCACATAATAGCTCGTATCAAAACTGACAGTAGGAGTATCGATAATGATACGGTCAATAGCAGCTAGCTCACCGAACTGGTTAACGTCCTGACGAGCAACGCTAAAACTATAGTTTGCGCTTTGAACACGTTGTAGAGCGACTACGTCTCCGGACTGGGTAAGGTCGCTGTCGTATGCAGCTTGACTGGCGTATACAGCCTGACTTTGGTAAATTACTCGATTTCTTGCCATGTTAAAAATTCCTTATTGTTATTTTAATTTACAGTTAATATGTCTAAAAGTGAAATTATTTTGTTATTCTCGGGGTAATCTGACGTTACTAAGCTCAAAATCAATTAAAGTAGAATAAACATTGGGGTTAAACTTCCTTACTTCATTCTCTAAAACCCTGTCAAAACGGGACACGTTTACCTCTTCGATAAACATTCTATCCGCATAACCTTTGGTGCCTGCTATTCCTGTATAATTAAATTCATTATTTGTCCTAAAGTAACCAAAAGCATTAAAAGGCATATCAGACTCTTCAAATAAAGCTATTTCAGTTTTAACCTGATCGCGGAAAAGGCTACCTATAGCATCAATATCAAATTGGCTATCGGCAATCACTATGGCTCGAGCCTTAACCCATGTGGTATCTTGGCCGCCAAGAGCGAAAGGCTCATTGTAAGTTCCGTTAGCCTTCAGATAAACTACGGGGTAAGTTTTTGTATCTGGCTCTAATCCCGTGGGGACCACACTAGAAATTTGATTACGGTTAGTATATTGAGTTTGAAATAATAACTCGTCCTCTGTCCTACTAGTAAGAAAGGTATTGAAATCCTTTATGGCAAAACTTCCTGTGATCGGGTCCGTATTATCTCCGGACCAGTAGGTTCTTCCATTATTGTAATCAATGGCATATAAACCAGTGGCTCCGCCTTCTCCCACGTTAACTAAATTGTCATTACTCCCAACGTACAATCCTGTGGGGATAGTGGCGCCATCAATGGAGGAATCCGCAACAATTTGAGAGTAAGAACTGGCATAAGTTTCATATCCTGCAAAATCCTCAGAGACACTATAAAAACGACCAGTAGTATTCTGGTAAGCATCGCCTTTATCTAAGAGTTTGTTATCAAACCATAGAAGCAGGCTGGACATTACTTTATTATCAAATTGGGGCTTCATTTCAGTCGACGTTTAAATTTCATTAACATTGGGGTAATGTAGGGAGTAGGTGAAAAGTTGACGTAAGTAGAGCTAGATTTTCCCCCTTGAATAGCAAACCCAGACCTACTGTCTTCGCTTCTACCGAAAATGGTATTTGTAAAGTTTCCAATTCCTTTTTCTACCCCTTTAACCCAGCTCTGGCTTGTCCAAGGCAACGGCGTAACCCCATATATTTCGGTCATAGAAGGGTAGCTTATAGGGAAATCCCATTGCAAAATATTCGCAGTTGATTTCCTTAACCTAGGTTGTTTTTGCACCTGAATAAAATCTTCAAACCCTTGACGAATTATTTCTACCGGTTTGGCAGATTGCCGGAAGCCTAAAAAAGCGAAAAAGTTTCCATACCCCCCCATAAGAGGACTATTCATTCCAGAAACCCCCTGTTCTATCTCTTTTGTAACAGGGTGACTATTTAATTCTGCAAGAAGTTCTTTCTTTAATTTATTTACTTTCTTTAACGCAGCTCCGTAAGCTATATTTTGCAGAGTCTTAGAGTTGGCAATTTTTTTCTTTAAAACCTGCTTTACTGTTAAGTTTTTAGGTTTGAGCTTCATTAAGTGGTAGCCTCCAAGTAATAAACATAATAAGTTTGACCTATAAAAAATCGCGCTCCATCAGAACTAACAACGTTAAATAAGCTGCCATTGATTCCTATAGAGTTAGTTTTACCTTTCTCAATGTAATTTTTACAATCTAGTTCAACTTTAATTCTTACGTCGCCCTTTTCTATCATAACTTTAAGTTCGTCTTGATACTCTAAGGGTTGATTTTCTTTGTAATTAATTATAGCTGTAAAGTCCTGACTAACAGGGGTATAGGTCACGGTCTCTTTCGGCGCGCTGTAGCCTGCGTAAATATTTTGATCAGCGGCCAAAGTTATTGTTTTCTTGGGATCTTTATTAACCGTGATCGTAGCCTTAAACGTGTCAAAATGATCGGCAAGAGCCGCCTTGAACGTTGTCTGAGCTGATGTTGGTATAAGCGAAGGCATTAATAAAAGTTAGGGGTTGTTCGGTTATAAGGGTACCCGTCGTAATCGTTTGAATAGAATCCAGCAACGGTATCATCTCCAGCTACCTGAACCGGTGAGGCCTTTCTTAGCTTGTAAGCGTTTATAAGATCAGTTAGTTCCATATATTCCTCCTTCTTTAAGGAGATGTAAGTCTTACTAAGTTCATTTTTGTTGATTTTCCTGACTCGTGATCCATCCGAAGCTACTTCTACAACGGGGTCGCTAGATGCGGCGCCGACAGTAGTTCTAATTTGCTGATCATAATAATGAACTATATACATTTTTTTCAAAATAGAAGCTTCTTCTGGCTGAATAGCGGTAATATAAGGTTCGGCCACTCTCCCGCTGTCACTATCCGCAGATAAACCTAAAGCTCCGGTCCCCTCATTGAAGGCTTGAGGCTCATAGTAAGGGCTAGCAAAAGATCCAGAAAACTCATAGGCATCCGGGCCATACTCAACAATTTTGAAAGTAGTATTTATCCTGTTATTAAGCTCTCCCACATTACTTCTTATCCAAAAGGCAATAGCTGGAATAGAAATCGTCGACGGCTCTCCGAGTTCTCTGTAAATTTCATCTGCTATATCGACAATTTTCATCTTTTCTAAAATTACACTATTTTAGAGGCTAACAACCATTCTTTACTAGTTTTCTTTTTAGGCTTTGCCTTCATTCCTAGCTGATTTGCGTTTCTGAAAACGTTCCCATGCGGCTGTGTCTTCTACCACTAAAGGATCTACATCAGCTCTTTCTCCATAAATTACATAATAACAATCGATTGTTTCGCCATCAGCAGCGCCGATTTTGATTTCACTTAAGGAGGTACTCACCACATATAAATGCTGGAAGGAGCCATTTGGTGTTAATTGAACCGTGATTGTACCCTCTCTTACTAAGCCGCTCCAGTAGTCGGGCATTGTAATAGTATCTGACTGAACTCGTCCTCTATGATAAACTCCAGCTTCAGGCCCTTCCAAGGAAGAGTGGACAAGCATCATGTTTTCCTTGGTGGGATGCTCTATTTCAAAATTCTTATAACCAGTGACATTAAGATTTACCGCATAAATATATCTACCGGTACCTGCGGATGTGATATCTCCATCGACGTAAAGGTTGTGATTTCCACTTCCCTGTTGGTTAAAATAGGTTGTATAAGCGTTATCACTGGACGATCCATTAAATCTAAATTGTCGATCATTGGTTCCAACAGGTTGATAGTCCATGTAGTAGGCTGTGCCGCTGTTACCATAGAGCCGAATCTTCCCGGCGTTTCCGTTTGTAGTGCCAATTTGTAGAGTCTGATCATTAGAAAGTGTAAGTCCGCCATTTATGGAGGTGTCCTCAAAATAGCAATTCTTCCAATAATTACCTGAGCCGCCAAGATTGTAGGTTCCATTAGCAACTGGAAGAAAATGCGTATAAGAGTGTATGTATGTACCACTGCCATCAATTGCGAGCCTAGTGGTTTCATTCGTCATCAATCTTAAATGCCTACCACTAGAATTGTGTCCAAAATATGCCGCAGTTCCATCCATTGCCAGAAAAGTGGTATACCCATTTCCTAGAACAGCAAATTGACCAGCTCCTGAACCCGTAGGGGATATGTCGGTTGCGTCTTTAACCTGAAGTTTATTAGCTGGATCAGTTGTTCCTATGCCGATATTACCAACAGAATTAATAACCATGTGTGCTCCCATTACCGCACTTCCATTAGTTCTAGTCCTGAAGATCATGCTTGCGCCATATTGCCCGCTAGTCGCATTATCTCTTGATCCCTCAATAGAGGCTAAATAGGTTCCGTTAGTATTATCTTGTGTCGCACCAAATGTAATTGCGCCACCAATACCAGCAGCTAAAGCCGAGTCATCTGCAACGTGGAGCTGTCCTTGCCACAACCCTTTATTTCCAGAGCCTGCAAATGCAGTTTTAGTCCCGCTAAAATATCCAGCTTGATTTTGTACTGCCGCTCCTGCATTTCGAGTACCAGCGCCAACCATCAGATGAGCTAATGGATTATTTGTCCCGATGCCGACATTGCCGTCAGAAGCAATACGCATTCTCTCATCGGTAGCACCTAACCCGTCTGTCTTGAAACGAATATAGGTTTTTGCTCCTATGGTAGCACCGTATCCATCTACAACCGCATTAATTTCAAACTGATCAGTACGGTCAGTACCTCCACCAGCCGCTCCCCACCAGTTAATATAACCCGTCTTGGGGTTATTTGACATAGTAATAGTTGGCCCTGTGGTATCGTATTGTCTGAGATGCAACAAAGTGCCCGGATTATTTGTCCCTATACCAACATTGCCTCCGCTAAGTATGGTCATCTTAACTGTACCCCCACCAAAACTCGAACCTGTCCAAAATTCTATACCCCCTTGACCATGGACTTTTAATCCAGCTGTACTGTACTTGACAGCTAAACCAGCACGGTTCCCGCCGGTGTCCGCGCAAATTAAATAAGGTTGCCAAGTATCCGCTGTTGTTGAAGCGTTTCTAATGTAAACAGTACCAGTACTATCTGAAGAATTCTTAAAGCATGAATGACCAGTGCTTGACGAATAAACCGCTAGTCGCTCACTGCTAGAAGCTAAGGCAGCAGTAGTTCCTATCCCGACAACACCGGTAGAGGTAATGCATAAATGGTCATCAGCAGGGTTGTTGCCCCCCCACATTTTCATAATGGCATCGGAAGATGCATAACCGACCCCACCTTTCTGAACTCCAGCATTATAGAAAGTAACGTGAGCGTTTCTCGTACTGTTCGCGCTATCTAGCATCAATTGAACATCAGCAGAAGTGTTATCACTTTCTAACTTCAAGTATGCATTACCACTAGCTGGCTTTATATGCAAATTACCGGTTGGCGCATCAGTCCCGATACCGACTGAGCCTCCTCCCGGTTGCAGAATTAAGTTCTTTGCGCCAACTCCATCTTGATACGAGTGGATATATGCGTTGTTTCCGTCCGTGTCTCTTGAGATAGCTAGCTTGTGTGTTGTACTGCCAACTAGGCCAATAACTAACTGAGAATTTCCCGTGTAACTGGCGGTTGGATCGGTGCTTGCAGAAGCTATATTAAGCCCAAGTGAGTCGGGCGCATCAGTGCCTATACCAACTATACCCCCTTTAACCACTACATCTGGTGCGGTGCTCCCCGAGTTACCAGCAGTTACCAGATATATTTTTGACGGGTTATTCCCTAAGTTTGCTGCGTAAGCGTTCGCTTTTAAATAAAGATTCCCGCCGCTTCCATAAATATTTGCATAGGTATAAGCGCTCCCCATTGCTATACCGCTCAGATCAGGGAAGGTCATCTTGTAGTTTGTGTTTGCACTATCAACTAATGTTTGATTAGCCACTCGAATTTCACCATCCCCCATTATAGCAAATAAATCACTACTGGCTTGGTTGCGAATCAATAACGAATAATCAGCGCTATCCCCGCCGCCCTCTATGTAGGCTCCCCATCCCACCGTACTCGTATTTACAAATCGCCCAATAAAATTGTGAGTTTTTGATGATTTTACATCAAACAAAATTGCTGGATCATTAGTACCTATACCGACATTGCCGTTGCTCAACATTGATACTTTTTGCGCAGTGCCGTAACCGAAACGTAATGCCGCATTACCGTCCGCCCATATATTAAAATAATCTCCCCCAGATAAATCTCCATTAACTCCATCCAGCCAAATGACTGCTCCATTAGAATACTCTCCAAGAGAAACTGAGCTAGATCCTTCCCATACCATTAACTGCTGTGATGGCGCAGTAGTCCCGATGCCGACATCGCCGCCGGAGAGAATTGTAATGTGATTCGTGTTGTTCGTCCCGATGTACATCTTACCAGCTTCACGATTCCTGATGTAGGTGTCACTCTCATATGCAATAATATCTGTTCCGTCCCCCGAACCTGAACCAGTGGTGGTATTCGTTATATGAACATTTGCATGACCTGACGCATTTGCATGCAAGTGCAACACTCTCCCATAAGAACTAGTTGGCGTAGCAGTCCCGATGCCAACATTGCCGTCTCTTGTAAGGGACATTATATCAGATTTAGTACCACCAAAATTACGCCTAAAAGTTAAACCATCTACCCCAGATATACCTATATAATAACCTTTGTCTTCTGCTGACCTCTCTATGTAAATTCCGTTTTCAGCGGAAGTACTGGTTTGTTTTATTGCTAGGGCTGCGGTTCCCAAGTCATTAGCAGCGTCACCAAATGAGCCTCCAATATGCAACTTTGCTTTAGGATCAGTTTGGTCTATGCCAACGTTACCCTCTTGGTCAATATGCAACCTTGTGCCATAACCCGTAGCTCCCCGTGTCCAAAATTGTAGATCACCATAATTATTAGTATGATCGGTGCATTTTGCGGCAATCAAGGCTGTCGAACTTCCACCAACCGCATCAGCGAAGTTTATTCTAATATAATTACCAGCTGTAGTGTTAGAATTAGACAACCAGAGAGAAGAGGCTCCAGAGGTTATATCGGTATAAGAATCTTGAACGTCAAAAGACCCTCCACTGGTCGTTGTTGATCTTACATCTAATAGAACCGCTCCCGGCGAAGCAGTACCGATACCGACTTTTCCGACAGAAGTAATTGTCATGTGATCTGTACCCTGCTTATCAAAATGCAAGGTAGCATTAGTGTACAATCTAGTTATATAAGCGTGTTCAGCATTTTCGGAATCGTACTTAATTTCTAATGCTGAATTACTCGCCTTACCTCTTCCTAATTTTAAAGCCGCTACATAGTTGTTTCCACTCGGGGAAGTCCCCCCATAAAAATCTAATTGCCTTTGGGAGGCGACGTATGCGTTAAAGAGAGATCCCGGTAAAGTGGTTCCCACGCCGATGTTACCTCTTAAAATTTTAAATGCTGGTATAGTTCTATCTGCCATTATAAATCCTTATGATACTGCTGTTGCCATTCCCATTACGTGGTAACTTAGGCTACCGGTGAAACTTCCGTTAGCAGTTGTGCTTAATTTTAATTGTATCGTAAATGTATCGGTACTTGGGTCTACTATCTTCGACATAATTAAATCTGTATTAGTATTATCAAATTCACTAATTATTAGCCCCGGTTCTTGGTATCCATCGCCTCCATTTTGTACAAAGTATTCTCCGACAAAAGCTACAGCGCTATGACTACTCCAGTCTCCGGTTATAAATAATTTTACATGACATGCACGGTGATTGGCTAAATTAATTGTAAGTGCCGTGGTATAACTTGACCCATTCATCGCTACATCTTTGTATCCCATCCAGTTACCGTTGCTGGCACTTCCAACTCTAAGGTCGCCGTCGACGTGAAGTTTAGCAAGTGGAGCATTAGTGGAAACACCCATTCGATCAGCGCCGCCATCAGTAAATAGAAGGTAATCGTCATTATTACTTTCCACCCTGAAATCTACGTCGCCGCTGGCGTCATTAATAACGACGGCGCTCCCATTATCCTGTATAGAAGAATTCCCAATCGTATCACCATCAGTCCACTTAGTGATATAGTTAGCGCTACCAGAGCCATCTACCGCTCCAGAACCGATTGATGTCTCTATAACATTACCACTAGAATCAACGGAAAGTTTGTAAGCAGCGGTTCCTGTATGAGTTCCCGAGCCGTAACTACCCAATGTTAACTTTCTACTAGTGGTATTTATTGAGAGGGCAGTAGAAGGACTGCTTCCAACTGCTATAGAAAAAGTTGCATCTCCTCCGCGAATACGCCCTTGCATGGTGCCCCCACCATAAAACATAATAGCTGGTAGCTTGCTTCCTCCAGTAGAATCTTCATCGTTGATCGCTAATGCACAAGCGTTATCGCCATCATCTGAATTGCCACTAATAGTAAGCAGACTCCCCGGGCTATCTGTTCCTATGCCTACATAACCAGTAGTCTTCTTAATAACAAGACAATTAGCTACGCCGCTCTGTCTAATATTGAAATCTCCAGCGGCAGGATAACCACTGTATAAAATCCAGCCTACGTCCCCAGCTGCTCCAGCATTTAACTGAAGCCCAACACGACCCGTAGTACTCTGGAAATTAGGCTCCAACACTCCGGCTTTCCAGACATGAAGCAGTTGTCCCGGAGAAGCTGTCCCTATTCCAACGTTCCCATTTCCCTTTATGTCAAAAAGGTTATTATTGCTTGATCTAAAGGTGGCCACATAATCTGAGGCAGAAGTACTTCCTATATTAACATATAAACCATCCCCGTTTGAAGTGTTGCTTTGGGTTATCTCTGCCGCGTATACAGTTGAACTAGCAGGGGTAACTACATCAAGCATAGCAGATGGCGCAGTTGTCCCGATGCCGACATGACTATTTGAAAAATAAACGGAGTCTACATCAGCCCCACCCTCTATTCTAAATCTTTCTACCGAGGAGTTACTAGCGTTATCTGTATACCAAATCTGGTCTTGAGCATCGTCTGATACGTAGGTGATATTTCCACCCGCACCTTGGTTGGTGATATTAAAGAAAAAAGCATTACTTTGAAGTTTGAGTTGGGTGTCATCAGAATTATTCGCGCTTTTTACTTGTAAAGTTGTCGCTCCGGAACCCCTTACGTCCAATTGATAAGCTGGCGCAGTAGTCCCGATGCCGACCTTGCCGTCACCCCTAATAATCATTTTTAGTGTTGGGCTAGAAGTCCCAACAGCATTATTTGTATCAAAGCGTAAATCAGTATTGGCTGCACTCGTGGGTTGTGCGTAAACTTGAGCTCCCCTTGCCGATACAGTATTACCAGATGTGGTAGAAGTCCAAATTATACCAGAATATTTGCTTGTTTGCTGATTACCAAAATACAAAGATGCATAACTAGCGTTTTGTGTAGTTATTTCTAAACCTCTATGCCAGCCGCCATCTCTTACTACATCACCTTCAAAATACCCGCCACCATCGACATGCAAAAGTTCAGAAGGGGCCGTTATTCCTATACCGACATTGCCGCCTGAAGCTATACGCATTCTTTCGGCCGGAACTCCCGCCTCGGGCTTTGTCCAAAACTGAAGATCACCACCACTGTCATCACCAGCGTTTGAATCAGATGTAACTACCGTTGAAATAATTTGAGCTATCCTGCTTCCAATCGTTGAGTTGGGGTTTACGTGGTTTGCATTGGCCGTATTGATAAAAGCAAGCTGACCCACTCTATGGGCATTCGTGTCTGAAGAAGCGCTAAGATTCGTTATGCCACCATCAAAGTCCCCTGTTCCCGCTGTGCCCCTTACCTCTAAAACTTGTCTATTAGACGCATAACTAGTTAGATTCGTAGCATTAATTACAACTCCGTAAGCGTGATTGTATACAATCGAGTTCCCAATCGTATCACTATCAGTCCATTTCGAAATGTAATTGGCAGTACCACTGCCATCTACCCCAGAAATCTCACTTAAAGTTTTCCAATCCAAACCGGAGCCGGTAGTGGTTAAAACTTGTCCATTAGTCCCAGCGCTATTATTAGTGTCTAAAATTGTTGTAGCTTTTAAACTACTGTTGATAGTTGTTGGATAACCAATAGCTACATCCCCATCGCCCTGTATTTGGATTACGCTCTGGACGCTTTGACTGCCTAAGTAGCCGTTGTCAGTAACCCTAATATTAGATGAACGTATATAGTTGTTATAAATGTAGGAGTTACCAACAGCTACCGCAGTGCTGAATGTGGCTGTCCCTCCATCCAACTGAAACTCTTCTGTAGAACCGTTCGTGCCATAAATAGCAAACCGACTTGTCCCGTCCACCAACCCAAACCAACGGCTTTTGGCTCCACCACCAGCATCAGCATCGGTGACTTGAAACAACGGCGAAGCAGAAGAACGGCTTACTTGAATTGTTGAATTGGCCGTCAGCGCACCGCTGAATGTGGCTGCCCCTGTTGGGGCTATCGTCAGCAAGTGGTTTGACCCCCAATGACCAAGCGTTAACAAGTTGGCGTCAGACCCATCTCCATTCCACTTATACCCAATGTACCCACAGTTCTTATTATTCCCCTCCTTGCCAACTACTAATATATTAGTCTGCCCGCTGGTAATGTTTGCCGTGTACGCCTCCAGAGAATGAACGTATGTACCTGATGAACTATTATCTATTGCAAGTGTTGGGGCATTGGCTAACCCTGTTCCTGCTAATGTAGCCGTAGTACCCGTCAGCGCACCACCGAACGTGGCTGCCCCTGTTGGTGAAAGCGTTAACGGGTAATTCCAAGAAATTGTATCATCCGCACTCCCCCCTGTTACGGCTGTCCTTAAATAAATTGTGCCATCATCTTGCCAGACATTTGATGCACCGCCAGCACCTACCTTTTTCCATAACCCACTTGCGTTCAGGTAAGAGTTTTCCTGTACCCCTATGTAAGAGCTATTACCCACTACGGCTGATTGGTTAGCCCCTATTGCGAGTTGGGTTATGCCACTATACCAAGTGTTCAACCCACCCGTAAACCCAATCTGTGCATCACCACTAAACTTAGCAGTAGTCCCCGTCAGCGGACCATTGACGGTCACGGCGCCCGCGAATGTGGCTACGCCAGCCGCCGATATAGTCAGCCTAGTCGCCGCTGATGTACCAAATATTATATCTCCCGCTTCATAATTATATATATATCCAGTTGAACCAGACAGTTGCATCTGAAACCCGTCGCCAGTCGCTGCACCTGTTGTTGAATTACAAAGCTGTAAACAAGCTAATGAATTATTGTATATAGATAGGGGTCTACTAGGCGCAGTTGTCCCGATGCCGACATTTCCTGCAGAAGTAATCCGCATTCTTTCTGTCGGAGCCACATTAGTCGTGCCATCTTTGGTAGCAAAATATAAATCTCCTGTCTCAAAAGAAGTCCTTGAGGTAACAATCTGGCCGATAACCGAATGCGAATAAGTGGAACCGTAAAATTGGTCAAAACCAATCTCCATTCTTCTTCCAACCGCGTTAGAACTAACCGCTGCTAATTTAAGAGTATTAGAGCCTCCTATTTGAGTTCCCGGTGGAATCGCTTCTGAAACCATTAACTGAGCTACGGGCGCAGTAGTCCCGATACCGACTTTGCCTGATGCATCAATACGCATACGTTCAGTCGGGGTATAAACCGTATTCACAGTTTCCCCTGTGTCTCCATAGAAAACGTGCGCCCCGTTCAACTGACGGTAGACGGCAGGAGTTGTAGAATTGAGTGTCTTATAAGCACTTGTAGTGTTGGTGTTGTTAACAACCCTAGCTCCCGACGTAATGATAATGTTGCTACCGCTATTTGCCACACCTATACAAGCCGATGCGTAGTCTGCGTTGTTTACATCTGCGTTATTGAGGTAGAATGCTAATCCCTGTGTCCAAGCAGTATCTTCCTCTATATTAACAGTTGCCCCCGCATCAGTTAACGAGGCTGAAGTTGTTCGTATATCCAGTTTACAAAGCGGCGCAGTAGTGCCGATGCCGACATTTTGTAAAAAATAATTACTATTAACTGCCGAAATTCTAGCTTGAGCTACCCCGCTATTAGCCCGCACATAAATACTACCGTGACTTGACTCTTGGCCGAGGGAGACAAGTTTAACCGTGTTACCAGAGTGAACCAAAGAGATTTCATCGACGTTACTGCCAGTAGATTTGACGGATAGTTTAGTAGTGGGCGCATCAGTCCCGATTCCGACATTGCCGTCGCTTTTAAAATAAGCCGCAAGAGTAGAGCTGTTAACGTATATCGAAAGATGAGAAGTTGCTTTTAATACGGCATACGACGAATCATTGCCATAAATATCCAACCATGTAGTTCCTGCTTTTTGAAACCTTAGTTCTCCACCAGAAACTCCGTCAATATCTACAACTCCCCAACCAACCGATGCATAGACATCAAGGTGAACACTTGGCGCAGTAGTCCCAATGCCGACTCCAGTACCATTTTTAATATATAGATCATTACCTGCTGAGCTATCAGTGCCTGTTGTAAATCCTATATCTCCCGTGGACTTACTATAAATTTGCCCTCTTAGCGCGCTACCCGCATTATTAAAAAATTGAATAAAGGAATAATCATCAGCAGACCTTGCCCTAAGAGCAAAAGCATTTGCGCCAGAATCTGCTGTAACAGTTAGAGGGGCGGCTGGATTAGTATTTCCGATACCAACTTTGCCGTCAGCGGCTATACGCATATATTCCGTACCGCCACCCGTCAGAAATGTTATAAATCCTGTAGTATTTGCAGCTTTAAGTCTTAATTCGTTCCCTGTTTCTCTTGTTACTTGATGGCTACTACCCCCGAATCTAATTCCTTTACCCTCATCTACAAATATATAGTCGCCTCTTACGTCAAGTTTATAAGCGGGATTTTCAGAGCCAATACCCACTTTATCATTACTAATAGTTAAAACAGAGCTGTTGTTATCCCAGAATTGAGTTCTTAGATTTGTGGTATCGGAAACGATACGACCCACTATAGTTTTATCGAGCCGTCTCCAAATTAGCGCGGATGAATTTCCCGTGTTAGTTGGAGCATCAATATAAGTAGTATTGGCTACATGAAGTATTCCATCTGGCGCAGTAGTCCCGATGCCGACACTTCCTGTAGTCGGAGCAATTACCAGTCTTTCACTTGCGGCAACATCACTTCCTTCACTTATGGCGAAATAATTATTGGGAGCCGTAGAATGTCCTATCACCCACCTAGCCGCAGCAGTTTCAAAAAATTCTAATTGCGGTTTATCATCAGTGCTGGAAATGCGTATGTTACCACCGTATACGTGAAGTTTAGCTCCCGGCGCGGTTGTCCCGATGCCGAGTTTAGAACCCTTCAGCACCATATTGTTCACACCGCCATTATCACTTCTGAAATAAACATCATCTGCATCAAAATAAACATCAGATGTTCCAGCATACCCAAACCTGTAGGAACTACCGTTAGCGTTTGCTATTTGCAATAGTGAATCTGGCGCATTAGTCCCTATGCCGACTTTACCGGCAGGGTCAATACGCATTCTTTCGACTGGTGCGGTAGCTGTAGCCCCACCTAGTGCTTTAGTGGCAAAAGCAAGTTCCCCG